CCCGGTCAGGTGACCAACATCAAGGTGCGTTAAATACGCACACAACAAATAAGCGGGCATCCGAAAGGGTGTCCGCTTATTGTTTTTACCTAATCGTTACGCGCAATGTTTATGAAGAAATAATCACATTGCACCAATAGAATAGATTAGAATGCCCACTGTGCCCAACCAATTCATGCAACATCTCGTGTTTTACAGCCTTGATCATATCTTCATGTGCTAGTGTTCCAGAACCATCATCTATGCCCAGTGCAGTATAATCGTACACTGGCTCTGCAAGAAATATTCCATGGTCACCGTCCCACCATCCCCAACCGTCCCCCTTTGGTGTATGAATCACTGTACCGGGAACGTAATACCACGAAACATCATTGAATTTTCCTGTCAGTCCTGAACAGGATTCCATCTCTTGCCACCACACATGATATGTGGGAGGAGGCTTGAACGCTACTGCGCCTGTAGGTTCGAATGGACTACAGGCAAGCAGTAGGAGAAGAAAAAGGTATTTCATGGTGCTGTGTGATGCTTGAATGGTTTCGGAAGCGGAAGCCACCCATATATGAAACGCTCGCTGCTAATTACCGTGGAATCATGTGCGTATCTCCATCTTGGCTTGCTCACGTTCAATTGGTTTGGGCATCCCCAATAACCAATCACAGGCGGAACCTCTCCAAGTCTAATCTTTGCAAGAACTTCGGGAGGAGGATTGCGATTGAGCAATACGCATGTACCGTCTCTGGGAGCGGTATCCATTGAATTGTACATTATTCGTCAGCCTTTCCACAGAAGATGCAACGATGCTCCTGATAATAACATCCATGTGGGTTATTGGCAAGAGCGGCTCTGGCCTCGTCACGTTCACGGGTCAGCGTGGCAATCTGGACACGTAGACATTCGCTGTTGCCCATGTCCATGACGGACCCCACAGCAAGGTCCACGATGGAACGCCTGAGATCGGCAATCTCCTGACGCAGCGCCTCGTTTTCCTGTTCGAGTCGGCTGCGGTCATCCATGAGTGAATTACAGAAATCGGCCATATACTACTCCGTTTGAGTTACCTCTAATCTACATCATTCCCACCGAAAGTCAAGTATGTTACCTAATTGTTACAATCATTGATTATGAAGAAACTTTCACTTGACAGGCGCAATCGAGGCTGTTAGGTTGTATTCAGCATGTGGAGAGTGTCTGCAAGCCAGATATGACGAATGCCTAGGCATTGTTAGAAAAGAGTTCTTTCGCCGGGTTTTACCGGTGGCTTCTGACCACTCCGATTAGAGCTAAAGAGGCTCCACTTCACTCAAGAGGCATTGTATGGCAGCAGCAAAGGTGATTGTTCGATACGCACCAAAGTATGAAGTTCTGTCGGTGGACCCCATTCTGGCACGAAAGATGCTAGCCGACGATCTGGTAGTGGAATCGTGCGAGGTGGGAGTCTACGTGTTGGGGGTTGACCCGGAGAAGCTTTGGGCGTATATTCGTAAATACTCACGCTAGGAGAACACAGTGGCAAAGCTTTGCAAGTGCGGTCAGCCTGTGTACGAAAACTTCAAGACATGTGAGAAATGCCTTGCTGCTGATCCCATTCCGTCCGATTTGTCTCAGGCTGATATCAATTCCCTCAATGCTATTGGCAACGAGGGTTCACTCGACTACTTCAACCGCTATATTGTGGGGGACAGGTAACTATCATGAAGGAATCTGATTTCTGGATGTCCGTTGCCAAGAAAATCGAAGATGGCGAGCAGATCGGAAAAAGCAAACATAACCGATATGGCACCAAACGTTTCAACGGTGGTCTGTGTTTTGAAATCGGGTACAATGATTTCTCACTCGATGCGAGTGTGAGACTTGACAAGTATCGGCCTGCCAAGAGCGTAGCGTATTTTTTCCCGCTTACTCCAAAGGGGGATCGGAAGCGTTTCCGTCTGTGCCTCAAGATGGCACGAGAGGCTGAACGCGAGGAACGGCGCAACGATCTGGAAGGCACCATGCAGCGGTGATAGTACCGCACACAATACAATACCTTGGATTCTATTCTAACCAATAGAGTCCAAGGTAACTTCATGAATACCACAGACATACAAAGAAAACCGGGCCGATGTTCTGGCCCGGTTCTTGCTTTCTTCGGCTGTCAGTATTGATTCCGCCAATCCCGACGAAATTCTGCGGCGCCTTGCACTTCCTTGTCGGCAAGTTCCTGCGCCTGTTCGGTGGGGAGAGTGCATTCCTTGCCGCATTCCTCGCAGGTATCCACGCTGCACTCTACATCCTCGGCACCGACACCGTTGTCATCCCAAGTGGGGGAATAAGAAACGGTGTGAGTCACCTCAGTGGAGCAATGAGGACAGGGACGGGAGAATTCCAGCGTGTCGGGATTCCAAGAGCGAGACATTTTGACACCTCAAGCTAACGTCAAGTGGGGAGGGGCGATTCCCCTCCCCTGTCTAGTGGTTAGAGCGCCCAACCGCTGACGACATTAAAGTGCTTGTCACCATGGTTGCGGCGCATCTCGACAACGTACAACGAACCGTCAAACTGGCACAGATGACGCTCGTAGTTATCGCTGTACGCCAACACACAATCCAATTCCGGCACATGCCGGTCCTGCTCATTGCGGGGAAGGGGAGTAACATCGGTGATAATATCGTTATACTCACCGTTCCGCCCCTCGCCTTGAATGGTTCCGCTGCACACCACATCACCATAGCGGAAGGTGCATTCATAGGCATACCACTGTCCGGCCTCAAGCACTTCCAGCACTTCCCCCCGGTCAAACTCAGTCACTTCGGCCAGCGCAACCTCTGAGGGAATGCCAGTCAGGTTAAGCATAGGATTCTCGCTTGCTGCGGGGTTGTCGTGGCGCTTACTTCGCGCAAGACAATAATACAACAACACAATAGAATAGTCAATATAAACTTTCTTCATAATTCCATGGTACAATTATTGCAGATTCCGCAAATGTCATGCCATGGCGCGTGCTTTAACCAAATAGGCAAGTGTGGCACAACATTTGCAAAAAAAAGTTTAGAGCATTATTCATGCCATGTGGAAAAGATACAAACTGTCATCGGTGTGTCAAAATGACACGGCCCAAGTAGCAACACAAAAAAGCCAGAGGGGTTAGCCTCTGGCTTGAATTTTGCGGGGAGCGGTCAGGCCGTCCAGCAATCGGTGATCTGATCGTCCCAGCTATCGGCCTGCTGCCACCCCTGCTGAGTGCCTTCCATCTCCACACCGTCCACCGTGAACCGCACAACATACTTCGCCCACTGACCTTCCTTCATCACTTCCTGAACCTTCACCACTTCCAGCGAGCCCGCGTCAACCTCGGAAACGTTCAGCGTCGTGGTGGCGGAATCGAGCTTCATACATCCTCACTTGCTTTGGTTCTTACTTGGCCCGTTCACTTCAGGCGAGAGTATAATACAACAGGGGAGAGGGAAGGTCAATACCCAATATTGATAAACTTTCTTCATACTTCTATAGCCTCGACGTGCTCTAGAGCAAATCTTATGCCACGCCGCTTGGCACAGGATTTGCGATGTTGCAAAGCTCGTGCCATTTAAACCGTGTCATAATGACGCGGCAAAAAGGGCCGATAATTAATAGTGACTAGGAAAAAGTTGCCGTGTCAATGGGACTCCGGCCTAGTCCACGAGCTTGCATGGGATAGGTAAATTCTGCTAGAATATCTTTACAATTAAACAGTAATTATATGGTAGAGATTTTGATGTTTTCGGTGGGTATTTCAAAAAATTTCGGAAAAAAAGTAAATTGGGTCTTGCGTAATCAATACAACTTTGTTACATTGATTAGAACGAGGAGAGTTATGCTTTGTATACTTGCACATTCGGAAATATATCCGCTTGTATTTAAGACGTTATCTAATTTTAAATATTTTAAATACAAGATTGGTTCGTTTGATCCGAAAATAGAATCATTTGGACCGAAACAGGATACTAATATGGATGACGGCTGGCCATATATGCCGCTATATGAGGTGAGTTCTGTTAAGGTTACAATAGAAAAACCGTTTTATTTTCATGAAGATAATATAGTACTATTGGATCAGTTAGTTGGAAATTATGATCCCACTAAAATTGATGCGTGGTGGTATAATCCAACATTATATGTAGCTGTTAATTTAAAATTAAATTTGGGGTTTAAGTATCTTAATTATGGATTTCTTGTTGATCAGAAATATTTGATTAAAGTGATGAGTTTATGACGCAATTCTATATACTCAAAAATACAAGTATCTATCCACTTATATTTAAAGTGTTGAATAATTCATTTGAATATAAAATTGGATCGTTGAATCCGTCATTTCCTATTCATGAGATATTGTATAATGATGATCCAAATAAGACTGATTTACCATATATTTCAAGATACGTAGGACTTGTTACTAAAGTTAAAGCCACAGAAAAATTTTATTTTACTAGTGATGATACTGTGCCGCTGGGATTGTTAATTGGAAATCATGATCCGAGTGAGATTGATATGTGGTGGAATGATCCTAGTATATATACGGCTGTTAAATTGCACAAAGTAGAAATGGCAAATCATCTGTATTATGGGTTTTTTGTTAAAAACAAATATATTATTACCGAGGAGGGATATGACTGATCTTTATGTAGACAGCGGTGCGGAAGTATATCCACTCGTAATGAAATTACGGGATAATAATTTCACGTACAAGATTGGTATATTTGACCCGATCAGTGAAACTAACGAGACTATAATAGCTGCTCCGGCACCATATATGCCAATATATAAGTTTCCTGAATATTTGGTAACTGTTAAGGCTCCGTTTTACTTTAACAGTGCTGATATCATTGATCTTGTTAATTTGACCGGAAATTATCATCCAGACGTTGGCGTTGTTTGGTGGGCTGATTCCAGTATATATTCGGCTGTACGATTGGATTTAGTGCCCGGCAGTACAAAACATTATTTTGGATTTCTTGCTAAAAATACAGATATTATCGAAGCAGACTTAAACGACTTTTAGATTATTAATTATGAATGTTACTAACTGTTACGTACCGCGAGGTATAAAAATTTGGCCTGTTATATTAGAGAGATCACATAAGCTCTCTGGGTATGCGTATACTATGGCGTCATTTCAATATAAAAACGGCTATTTTTCTCAATGGTATAGTCTTGGTAGGTCACCCGATGATCAACAAGATGAATATTGTCATGCTTTTATTGTCGAAAAAAAATTTTATATTGATAGCCTACCAAATTTATGTTGTCGTGTTGATGTTGATGATATTAAATGTCACAGCGTTGATAGATCGACGGTTTGGTGGTGCGATAATATAAGATATCTTGTTATACGATTACATAAAACTGACGAGACTCGTATTGATGAAGTTGGTACTCAATATTACGGGTTTATTATGGAATATTTGGATATATGCCATGAAGTAGTTTTTTAATTATTATGAACATTATAAGAAAACAATACTTAATTGCCGGTGCGATTATACATCCTATCATAATGGAATTACAAGATGATGGTACGTATAAAATTGGTTTATTTGATCTAGAAAATATAGATGTTTATAGGCAGCCCGATTATGTTAGAATGAAATTTTTTATGCCGCAGCTTGAACAAACTGCCTGTATTTTTGAATTTGTAGTAAGAGAAGATTTTTGTATTGATCTTATAAAAGATCAAGTGCATATTATGGGAGTATTTGTGTTAAGAACTGATAATGATCAGAAGGGGGATTGGTGGAGATCAAATAGGTTTGCTGTACGATTGGAGAAACTACCAAATGGACGACAGTACTTAGGATTTTTAGCAAAATTCTCGGATATAGAGGTGAGATAATTGAAAATGTTATTCATTAATAAAGGCGTTCGTATATATCCGATTATTATATGTGAAAATACAAGAAATGGAACGTATTGTATTTGGACATATACTCCGGAGAAGCCGTATGAAGATATGGTAGGAAATATAGCAGTTGCATTTATAGAGATGACCAGTGATATAAATGATGCGTATCATTATTATGTATCAGATGAGTTTTATTTTGACGAATCTAATTTTATACCACTGAATTTAATTGATCAAGAATCGAATGAATATTTGGCATGGTATCGGAAGGGAAATTATGAAGTTGTAAAATTAGAATATAGAGCCGATACAAAAGTGAACACAAACTTTCCAGTGTATTACGGTTTTATAGTTTCATTTCAAAATATCGACGACACGAAAGAGATTATATAATGTACGAACTTCGACCCAATGTTAGTATCGTTCCTTGCATCTTGCAGGGAAGTCGCAATGGTGGCACATATGCTGCTACTCTATATGATCCGACATGGTCCGTCATTAATTTCCATACGCCGATTCCGTCGCGTGATAAACTAATGGTTGCACATGTTTATTATCCAAAGATAGAATTTTATTTTTCGGAAGAAGATATTATTACTCCAGAAAATATTTTTCAGAATTCAAAAAAGAATACTTTTTGGTGGAGAGAACATGATATTACAGTCGTTAAACTAGAAAAGATTCCCGAAACACACTGTTCGTATTTTGGTTTTATTTGCAGTAAAGAATCATATCATGAAATTGATTAAAAAAGACTCTACTGTGTATCCGTTCAAATATGCAATAGGAATTGATCCTGTTTTGTTTGTTGCGCGATATACTATATCGTTATTTAATGTTGATTTTCAAACATATGCTTCTGATTATCTTGATTGCTTAAAAATATGTACAGAAGTATTTTATTTTGATGAGTCCCAAATTATTACTCATGATCTAATACATGTGCCTGCTTCGGGACCATCGGGACAGCTCCATCTATCGCTATCAACTGAAGATACGTTACTTATATTGAATACTGAAGAGCAGCTTGGTTGTATGGTTAGTATACAGGATATAGAGGAAGTTAAAATATGAAAACATTTAAAACAATCGCTGGCGCGATAGTATATCCATGTCTGTGGAATCCGGACTTCGTCAGCACTAGTATACGACCATACAACATACTAGACCCAAAAAAATATGAAAATTCTTGGGGACTCAAATGGTCTGCACAAATTCGACTGGATATATATCGATCTCTATTTTCGACATGGTATTTTACTGATGATCATATCTTGAATATAAATAGTAAATTGGCAGAGTTAATAGATTTGGAAGATCCAGCTAGATTTTCTTGGGTGTCTACTGTATCTCTGAAGGATATAGATAATGTACTTATTAAAACGGAGATTCCTGTTCCAACATTTTTTATATCTAAAACTTTTTATGTACCTATTGACTAACAAAATCCAATGTGTTACATTGAACAGAACTGAATGGACCTAACATGACATATTCAAATGAATTGCTGACGGCATTTACCAAACAGATCTTTACCGATCAACAGGAAAAGAATCACGTACATTATCAAATTGGACGGCGATATGTACGAGTGTTGATCAATAATGAAGTACGTTACTTCGTTGATACTGGTGATGGATCTATCTATGGAAAGAAATCAGCGCAGGCTCCAAATCTTAAATGGTACTTCGGCAACATCGAAAATCATGCAAAATGGGATTGGAGCGATAAATTCGGCAGACCCGTAACAGATGATTCTGTTAGAGCGGTTGGTCATTATGGACCTTTTACCCATTATATGAGAGTATGAGTAAACTTATGATCCCGGCTGGTACTGTTGTATTTGAGCGGTGGGGTAATGATGAAGTTAGGTCGTGGGAGGAATTGTGTGATATATTCCCAGCAGACAAAAGAATTACTAATGTTGATTGGACTTTGGATTCCCAGCGTATTAATTCAGAAAGTGAATTTCGTAAACAAAATATTATATGGGTTATGCTACACGATCAAAGTAACGAATATGACGGCGAACGAGGATTCGTTGTCCAAACAAAGGATGTTATAGTAATATTATGAACAAAATTAAAGGTACATTCGGAATTAAAATTGGTTCAACTGTAATTCCAACTAATTCTAAAGCAGTATATCATAGCTACCAAAATTATTTTGCTGGTGTTGGTAAAGGTGTTAAAACGACACATGAATGGGTATTTAATGATACCCAATATTTAGTGCGTCCGGATGGATCGTGGTTTGTTGCACTAATTGACAAACCAGATTGGAACAAAGATATTAATGGGTTCATTTGTCTAGAACAAGATGTATACGAAGTAGATTCACGCGAAGGTGAATATATTTCTGGTCACGGAGAAATTGCATATACGACAATGGTTGAATCCAGTAAAGGAAAAACTCAATATGAAGTATTGACTTACAAGGACGGTTCTCTGTCGTGTAATTGTCCTGCATGGAAATATCAGGGTGGAATTACACGCGGTTGCAAACACACTAAGAAAGTTCTAGACGATAGGAAATAATATGAATATTGAAGATATTAAAAACGCCAAAAAACTAGCGATTAAGGAAAAAGCTGCACTATTACCAGCCAAACTTCCCGATTCACCATTTGGCGCAACCATGGAAAAGATAGTCATTTTTACTCCAGATTATCAAACTTCTATTTCCGATGCTGATGTTGTTGAGAATTCATTAATTGAAATAAAAGAACCATGGATTTTTTACCCCAAACAGATATTGGGTCATTTTACAGATGATTCTACCAAAGTAACATTGTTTTTCATAGCATTACCAGATCAATCTACGCTAGACGATATTCGACTAGTTGATGTTTATCAGTCTGGTTTTTTGGTCAGTTTAATTGATATAGAAATACTAGACTAATGTAAAAATTATTGATATTTATACAAGTAAGTTTCCCTTTGAGGGTGTGTAAATGTCAGAATTTGTACATTTGTTGTACAGTCACAATAGATTTAAAGAAATATTTACATGTTCGCCAACCATGGTGGAGATCTTTAGTACATTAATATCAATGTGTATTGGAATTAATATATTAATCACTAATGTAATAGTCCCATATAATTATACAATGGATACATGGTATGTGCCCGCTGTCACAATTGGACTGGCGTTTGCTGTGGCTAGTGTGCTTCAATTTTCAGCATGGTACAGTACTAAAATTAAATATAGACGGCTCATGTCATTTTTAATGGCCATTTCTTGGATTTTATTCTTTGTTTTAGTTACATTTGGTTGTGACGATAATCCTCCCTGTCAAGAACATGTATATATTTTTATATCACTATTTTTAATTAACGCATGGATATACTTGAGGTTAGGATTGCTGCATGACGGGTTATAAAAGGGTTGTATAGCCATTCCATATGGAAATTTTATGACTATGACAGACCTTTTAAATGAACAAACATCTATAATTGGATTGGTTGTCGCAGCAGTTGGTGGTATCATTGTAAAGTGGTTAGATAAATCTCTTCGTCAAAATACAAAACAATACAAAGAATCTGATAATGTATTGTCTGATATGAAAGAGTTAAATGAGTCACTGCAAGATCGCATAGAATTCTTAGAAAATAAAGTCGTTGAGTTAGAGAAAAATCTTAACGAATGGAAAGAAAGATATTATGCTCTTGTTGAAGAACATTTAAAACACAAAGAAGGATAATATCATGGCTATTTTAGGATTGAACGTTGATAAAGCGTTAGAAGTTACGTATTCGTGGTCTGCAGACTGGGCAGTTATATTATCATCTGCTGCGCTTTTCAATTCAAACCTATTACTTATGGTAATAGCATACTATTTAGGAAGCAGCATCTTTTTATTAAGTCATTACTTCATCAAAAATTTCAATCCAAATTAAAGAGGTCATATGAGTTCCATTTCTATTTCTACTGATACACTTCTACTGGTATTTTTAATTGTATTTTGTGTACAGTGGGCGGCGTCTCTTATCATATCAATTATAGTGATACGCGACACCACAGCAACAAAGCAGACAGTAGACGAAGTAGCTTCAAAGACTGGTAAGATAGATTATCTATTACAACAACTCATTACAAACATGCAGTTGAATCATATGGAAACTTCGTTCAATGATGTTTTGAAAGAGCAGCAATTTAATAGAGGACTTCCACAGGGCCGAGTTCTTTATAAGTCGTTAGATGGCAAACACACCGCAGCAACTATTGAAGAATTATTTGAAAAGATTTCGAATGATCCATCGTCCGGAATTAATGCTGCTGATTTAGAAGCATTGAGAAAATTTTTCGAACAGATTTCACGCGATGATGAACCATTAGATGATGAAGAAGATGATGATGGGGTTGAGTAATGGGTATTTATAAGGACAGCGACAAAGATAAGTTGAAAACCAAATTACCTGAACTGATTCCAAATGAGTCGGTTCAGGTTTATGGTACTAATATAGTATCAATCTCCCCGGCACCGGCAAATATAATGCCGTTGTCTCCACACGAAGTTATTCCCAAAACTAATTTAGTTGATGTGCCTGAAATTCCAACTTCAACAATAAATGAAGTTGAAACAGAAATTAATAAGGCTGACCCCGGATTTCAACTACCATCTATAGATTTACCAGATCCATCGGCAACTATAAATGGTGCAGTAGGTTCGGCGGTAGTAAGTATTCCGACAATTGATCCAACTAAATTGTCACCGGTCATTCCGGTGGAATCTATCTTGTTGGGCGGATTGCCAGTAGCAGACGCCGCAAAGACGGCGGTGGGTTCTTACGCCTCTCAGATTGTAGCGATGCAGGAAGCCCGCATCTTGGGCCAAACGATGCCACTCCTAGCGGGGCTGGCGGCTCTTGCAGTCAGTTTGAAGACTCTTTCGAACGTGGTGGACAAAATACCGGGAGGTTCTGGAATCAGTTTACCGGGATTGGATATATTCAGTAGTACGATGTTATCGAAATATTCCAAGTATGTAGACGGAGCAGACTTAAGCGGCATTACTGATACAACGAAATGGTATACGAATCAAATAAATAATTCTATTGTAGCTGAAGATGCAAGAATTCCGGATATTATCACATTAACCGGCAAGATTCCACTCAATTCTATAGTAATGGAATCTGTATATGAAAAATATGTTAACGGTCAATTGACGACACAAGAACTCGGTCCAATTGAAATTATACCCCAAACGACGCTACAAGCATTATACCCAAACGCAGTTATAACATCGGATGGGTTCCGGTATAAGTTGCCACCGGGACGAAAGCCACCGGGAAGTTATACTTTGGGATCTACAGAAACGGAATATTATTACATTAATATAGCATTTCCGTTGGGAATATCATATTTTCAAATAGCATCTGGATATTCCGGCCCAAATAAGCATATAGTAGAAGGTCACTTAGATGGAATCTATTCTCCACAAGTTGTGACCGGAGCCAAAACTAATAATATATTAACTACAGCAACACAAACAACACATGATGTTGGAGTGGCCAATTACATCGAAATACTATCATCAGTTGGGTTGCAGTTAAATGTCATTAAATCCTTGATCGAAGGATTGGAATTGCCGTCAGAAATAATAAAATCAGTATATACTGGTAGATCATTGGCGTCCATGGAACTATTAAACAAGATTACAAATGTTCGTATATTTCCACCTATACAGCATTTAACTACAATTCCTGTAGATTACTTCTATGCAAAGTACGGATATTTTGATACGGCGTTAAGTCAACAAAAACAGAAGTGGCAATTTACATTTACACAAAATTTTCCAGTTACACAGGACGAAATGGATGCTGATATAAGCACATTGAACAAAAATGCTGATATCGAGGCACCTACGATTAATTCATTCTGGCAAGATCCAACTACCGGTGAGTATTTTATAGTTTATGACATGTCATATAAATTTGATGATTCGTTTGCAACTGAAGCTGAATTAACAGAATTACTTTCTACAATATTATTAGCTGCCCCTGATAATCCGCGAGTTTTTGTCGAGCTTAAATCCATCTCTTGACAGATTCAAAAGTAGTGTTATACTTACCTGTATGAGAAAAATACTGATCACTGGCGACCGAGAATGGAATAATGTTGAGGTTATGGCTGATGTGCTGTCAAGCCTAGAAAATCCCAAAGAAATTATTTTAATTCACGGCGATTGTCGCGGAGCGGACAAAATGGCTGCTCTGATTGGTGACGAGTTGGGTATGACAATTAAGCCGTATCCGGCTGATTGGGTCAGATATCGTAAAGGTGCTGGTCCGATTAGAAATAGACAGATGGTGACTGAGAATCCTGATATATCAGAAGCTCTAGCTTTTCATAATAATATTGAAAAGTCTGTGGGTACAAAAGATATGATCTCGGTCTTAATTAAGAATAATATTACTTACAGATTAATTACGGAAATACATGTTCATGAAAGAAGTTGAATTTTACACAATTAAAGATCTTTCTTTTCCAAAATTTGATAATATTCCTGATGGGTATTCAGAAGAATATTATCATTTGATTATTAATTATCTCATTAGATCTCACAGAAATGGATATCAGTGGACAACACTAAACATTAATGTACTACGATCTTGTTATGGTAGATTAGATTGGTATCTAAAGTCTTTAGTAAAAATGGGAATTATTGAATTTCAAATTAATTCTTTTGGTAAAAAAAGTTATCAAACGAAAACAAAAAATAATTCTGGGCGATCTGCTAAATATAAAATAACCTCAGAATATCAAAATAAAGACATAGTTTCTATTAAAATAGAAACTCCAAAAATTTGCAAGGTGTTTAATACTATGATAATGGTTGTAGCTTCTTTAGATGAAACATGTTGGATAGATACACCGTACAACATAAAAGAAGCACTTTCTACAATCTAAATTCTTTTATTATAGTATATAGTATATAGTGTTTTATGTTGTACGGACTATCTTTCCTCAATTTATATGAATCCAATTAATTTAACATTTGTTAAACAATATATCCACGATATTAACAAATATTATTCTATTAAACAAAAGAAGAATAATAAAAATAGAAATAAAGATGCTCACGCATTTTATCTAACTACAGACTGGTGGGCGCATCGAAGAGTAGTAGCCTTGCAGTTGGATGGTACTAAGTGTACTAAATGTGATGCATTAAGTAATTTACAAGTTCATCATAAAACATACAAAAATGTATGGTGTGAACGAGACGAAGATTTAACTACATTATGTGAATTGTGTCATATGAAAGAGCATGATATAAAACCAATAGTTAATATTCCTATTACAACTCCATCTGAACAACCAAAAATAGAAATAAGAAAATATACCGATGAAGAATTAATGCAATTAATTTTAGATATATATGATAGAAAAGGCAATTTTGTAAAAGAACGCCCAATTGGAATGCCACGTAAACGATGGAACGCTGCAATAAAAAAACATATACATTTAGAATCTTCAGACGAGCCTCAACAAACCGATAGTACAATATATAACGATCATAAAAAACGAATAGCTAAAGAACATGATTTTAGAAAATTAATATTATCAGATAATTATTTTGAAACTCGTCCAGTTATATATACATCAAAGTCGGAAGCTAGAAAACATATAAAATCACCAGAAGCACCATTAGTTAAAATAAAATCTACTAAAAATTAGATATGTGATATTTATATTATTGACCACTTGACAGAATGAATACATGATGTTACTGTTGTAGGGTCAGTAACCAAAGAGGTTTTATGTATTTCATGTATATAGCTGTATTATTTCCTAGTATTAATTCGTCTGATTCTAGACTAGTTGGTACCAATTTCAATCTACCAACTCTACAGCTTAAATGTGAAACCATGGCTATTGAGGAACGTGGTCATATCATCTGGGTTGCTACTAAAGACTCCACAGATTTGGTCGGTGTAGTTCATAATGAAGCTGGAGAAGCTACAGAACATAAGTTCGTTATTTTTGATTCTAAAGAATGAGGTTATTAGCAATTTGCCTTCGTAGCTCAACTGGACAGAGCTTTCGGTTTCTACCCGAATGGTTGGGGGTTCGAGTCCCTCCGATGGCACTCACACTAAAGAAAGGTTGATTTATGATGGATTTTGTCTTGTTGTTCGCTATTATGGCGGGTGTTTCTTATCTATCAGAAAAGATCGAAAACACCAAACAAGAAATTCTTGATTACATCGATGGTGAAATTATAACTTCAACAGAAAGTACAAGTACAAATGAAAATGAACAACACGTTTAGTCTATTTGCAATATCTCTGCTTTATCTATTACTCGGAATTTTCTGGATGTGGTTGTTTAACACATCTTTGGAATTCATCTCCGCTCCATCAAATGTACAAGTAGTACTTGGTCTTGTAGGTGTATTGATTTGTCTCTTTACACTTGCATTCGCAGGATCACATGTCTATCGGCATGTGTTAGACAAATAACATTCAACTCTCAGAAAGAGAACGAACAAAATGAATCGGTTACGTAGCATTTCACTAGCAGCACTAGTATTATTCGCAGCAGCATGTACCACAATTAGTCCCGGTAACGTAGGTATTAAGGTCAATCTCTATGGTTCGAACAGGGGTATTGATTCTAACGCAGTAACGACTGGTATGGTGTGGTATGCTCCGTGGTCCACCAAGATTTTCGAGTATCCTACATACGTCCAGACCGCTGTATGGACAGCTTCAAAGGACGAGGGTTCTGAAAAGAATGAGGAAATGACTTTCAACAGTAGAGAAGGCATGACAATTACAGGAGATATTTCCTTGTCATATTCTCTAAATCCAAAGAAAGTGCCGTCGTTCTACAACACGTTCCGCAATGATGATTTAAGTTTGTTTACTCACGGATACATGAGAAACGTTGCGCGAGATGCGTTCAATGAAATCGGTGCCACATATTCGGTAGATTCTATCTATGGTGTCAAGAAAGAGGAATTCCTTAACAGAGTTAGAGATAGAATTAACAACAAGCTAGACACAGTCGGCGTTGAATTGTCTCAGCTAGGTTTCGTTGGAGCTATTAGATTACCACAGAACGTTGTTCAGGCTATTAATGCCAAGATTCAGGCAACTCAACAGGCTATTCAGGTTGAAAACGAACTTCGTACAGCAACCGCAGAAGCATCCAAGCAAGTTGCTACAGCTACGGGTGACGCTAATTCCCGAATTGCTAGAGCCAAGGGTGAAGCAGAAGCCAATAGACTTATGATGGCATCTATTACCCCACAGCTTATCGAGTGGAAGAAACTTGAACTTCAACGCGCTCAAATCGACAAGTGGAATGGAACATACCCACAGGTATTTGCTGGTCAGAACTTTCCAATGTTGATGAACTTGGGTCAGGTAACTGGTAACAAGTAAGCACTTGACAGAACGGTAGGAAGTAGTTAGCTTTGTGGAGTGGGAAATATGGGAGAGAGTTCCCACTCCAAATGCCCGCATGGCGGAATAGGCAGACGCATCAGACTTAAGATCTGACGATTGAAACATATCGTGGGGGTTCGATTCCCTCTGCGGGCACTGATAGAAAGGGTTGATATAATGTCAGAATCTAGAGAAGTTCAGATTATTAAAGAACTGTTCGCGTATCAAGACAAAGAAACCAAGGTAAATCGACAGTATGCAATATCATGTGGTTTATTTGCTGGATCATTGGTGACTGCGCTTATTATTAGATTTCTGGATTTTCCGTGGTGGGCATATCCAACGGGAGCTTTTATAATACTACTTATTGACATTTATAAAATGAAAAGGTTTTACGATGCTAACAGATGAAAGACTTATTGAATTGACTGTAAGAGCCGATTCAATTGCTAGTACTAAGATTGGTAATGCTGAATGTAGAGCAGCCGCAATACATGTTATTCTATCGTATTTAATTGTACAAGAAGAACGAAAACTTTCAAAAACTCAACTGAACGGATAAAATATGTTAAAGGTTACATTACGTAAAGCTACAAAGCTTCGCAGCAAGGTACTTGTCAAGCTAACCGAGGCGCAGAACAAGATCGGCGGCGGTAGCTATCGTTACGGTGTAGACGGCACCTACACAGCCAATGTTAGTGTGTATGATGCTTCTCCAATCGCTGTTCTCGACACGGCGCGAGAAAAGTACTTGGCCTCCACTAAAGAGTGGGCAGAGCTAAGTGGCGCATACCTAGGATTGCGTTTAGCAATCAACGCTGCGAATCACTCCAGCGGAATCTCCGAACTTCTTACTCGTATCAATTCTGTTGACGCAGAATTAAATATGCTTCGTGGCGTAGCAACTGCACTTCCACGCGAAGCTGACGAGTTGGTTGTTACCAAGACTTCGGCTGCAAAAGATCGTCTTGCCACCTTAGCGGCAAATACTGCAGAAGTGCAGACGTATCATTTTCTTACAGATAGCGATCTAGAGACGATCAAGTCTCAGGTTAATGCCCTTGAAAAGACTTCTGTCGAGTTACACGACGAAGTTGAACGTCTCAACTCAGTTGTTGAGTTGGCGATCACTGACGAGTTGGAAGAGATTTTGAAGAAATATAATCTCGTATAAGCATTCCAAGGGGATAGAAGTCTATATAACTGATACGCAGAACATCGCTGATCTTTTATACATTCTTCGATAAGATAATCACGGATTATTACATTCAACTAAGCCAATGTAACCTCTTTCTAATACTCCCTATAAAATAGATACTCTGAGAGTTATTGATTCATAAAAGGGAGCAATGCTTCGGCAAGAGGCTATAGACTATATTTTGATTCTTGATTAGCTATTCTTAATAAACCTGTTTATTTTCCCCAAGGAAGTTGTATGAACTATTACGAAATTGTAGAAGCTGCGAAAAAGATGGATATCGAATATACTGATACTACTGACGAGAAGTTTTTAGCAACGTTTCCTAAAGGGTGGATGTCGTTATTAACAGATGCAGCTATGGCGTTGTCATCAACTAGCTACTATATAGATAGATTGACGTATAATAAGGGAGTATTAAGAATCCATTTAAAAAATCAAGCAAAAGACGAACTTGACGGTCGTATTGCTAAATGGATTTGTAGTGCAGTAGCAAAAGATTCCGCTCAAACTTGTATGATCACTGGCAAGTATGGAATCCGCAGGAAGTCGTATGATGGATGGCCGTGTTTAAGTAAAGAAGTATTCATTGAGTATGCTAACCAATATGAGGATAATAATGGAACCGAAGGAACAGAAGCAACCGCAAGTAATTGATGTACTCGGCACAACATTTGAAGAAGATATCGAAACTGCTTTTAATGTGTGCGTAACCCATTTTGGACCGGTTGGTAGGATAATTTATCCGGTCACAAAGAAAACATTTCCGAACGTTCTTGTTTCTACAAAGAAACATGGAAAGTTGTGGTACGGAGATTTACAGGAATCTGATCTTAAGAAATTAAGCAGCATTCAAGACGAAATTGGAGATGTTGTAGAAGTTAGCTAATATTTATAGTCATGAACTACAGTGAGAACTTCATGACAATTAAATATAACTGTGACTGTGGTGCTGAATATGTTCCAAATCCAAAATATAAAGATCAACGAGTAAAGTGTGATATTTGTATTAAACGGACTCGGGCAGCAGAAGTAAAAAAGAAAGCTGTAGATTATTTGGGTGGTAAATGTGTTGACTGCGAAAAAGAATACCCGCCAGTCGTCTTTGACTTCGACCACACAGACCCCACCCAAAAAAGCTTTAAAATTAGCGGAAAAGCTATATATAGATGGGCAGAAATTCAAAAGGAATTGGATAAATGCCAATTGAGATGTAGTAATTGTCACAGATTACGACATTATATTATAGATAAATTAAGGTAAATATGCTTACTAATATTATATTTTCACTACTCGGATTAGGAATTGCAGTAGGTATACTATTTATCTATTGGTTCGTTAAACTAATTAAATTAGTGGTAGAATTAGAACAAACTCATGAGGAACCGTAGCCTCTTGACAAAGAAATAGAGATGTATTACGTTTAGTACATGGTCCCGTGGCGCAACCGGTCAGCGCAGCGGTCTTAAAAATATGAGTGCGTATTCTGAAAAGAATAACGTAGATGCTCTTAAATTCGGTGAAACCTTTAAAATGGCAATACCGAGCCAAGCCTCTAAAAGAGGAAGGTGTAGAGACTTAACAGGAGCTACCTAACAGTAAGAAATTACTCATGGTAAAGATAAAGTCCAGACCACCAAACTAGAAATAGGTAGCGAAAGCTATAGTGGTAGATATACCGAAGGTTCTGAGTTCAAATCTCAGCGGGACTACTTTGACGGTTTTGGTTCAAATCATGATACTTATAGATAACCAAGGAGTTATCATGATTTGCAAATGTGGAAAAAAGTTTATTCCTGCTGCACATGGAAAATCTGCATTAATGTGTAAAATATGCGTTACTAATAGACGTATATGGAATGTAAAAAAACGAGCAATAGAATTTTTAGGTGGAAAATGTACGTTGTGTGGATATAATAAATGTCCAGACGCATTTGATTTTCACCATCTAGATCCGACTCAAAAAGAATTTGGAATTGCAGACGCTTATTGCATTTCGTGGGATCGATTAGTTATTGAACTTAAAAAATGTCAATTATTATGTTCAAATTGTCATAGAGAAATTCATTATCAAGAAAGAATACAACGTAGATTTGACGAAGAAAGTTTAGATGTAAATTTTCAAGAAAATAAAGATTGTTTGATATGTAAAAAACAATTTACTTCATTGAAAAGTGACAATCAACTATATTGTTCAAATAAATGTGCCGGAACAGCTAGAATTAAAGTAAACTGGCCATCAATTAATGATTTAATTGAAAAAATCAAAAACTCCAGTTATCTACAGGTTTCGATGGAACTCGGAGTTTGTGATAACGCAGTACGGAAGCATCTTAAAAAGCATAAAATTGATCCAAAATCTATTAGATCCATAAAAGATAATAGATTTGTGAAAGAAAACTGATTTACCGTTATACTTATATAAAATAGCCATAGCGGCTACAATAGGAATTACTATGATTGATACAATTATCGCAGGAACACCAATGAAACTCAATAATGCAGGCGGCTATGCGTATAGTCAGCCGGAAGCTTCATTGTGGTCAGATAATAAGCGTCATTTTCAAGTAACAGGTATTACGATTAAAACAACTTAACGGGATTGAATTCCTAGGCAGCTTTACCAATATTCAATCCCACCCAAAAAGTGGGATTTTTACTTTGGGGGTTGACAAACAAAACAAGGTAGTATAGATTAGCTACATGACAAACGAACGCCGCGCAACAAAACGAGAATTAGGTGCTTCTATTGGTGGATATCCCGAATGGGTCATTATGACCAGAGGAGATACAGATGGACAAGAAGTTATTCGAAAAACTGTTACAATCCGTGAAATGGATGCAACGGGATCTAAAGAAACGTAAGTTGAAGAAACATAGTCCGAAAGGACCGCAGAAATTTGTACAGTAAACTGCGTGATGAAATTGCTGTAATTTACGAGATGTGGCCCAGCTTGGTCTACGGCGCCTGCTTTGGGAGCAGGAAATATCGCAGGTTCAAATCCTGCCATCTCGACTGTAAAATAGAAAGACGAATTTTGGTGGGGGTTTTTCGAAACGTTACATAGATCGGTTTCCGCGCAACGGCGACTGACTATAAACACCCATGGATACGGCCTCTTGCAAAGGCAAAGGAATGAGGAACTGCAACTCGCATAAACGAGTCCTTGTTTCAAATGAATAGTTTCTTTCTATTTTACTTCAGTTTAATGGGCGTGACTGGTTCATAACGCGAGTTCGATTCTCGTATAGTCCATTCCTTGGGCTAACTGGGGCTCCGGGTACCCGGATATGGTGGGTTCGATTCCCCCTACGTCCATAATGATATGAGATGACTAGAGTAAAATCTAATTTCCCACTTGCGTATGCCAAGGATCTCAGAAGCATACATTGGAAGTTTGGCCGAGAGGATTAAGGCGTTAGTCTTGAAAACTAAAGTGGTCACACCACCGAGAGTTCGAATCTCTCAGCTTCCGTGAAGTACAATGCTACAGTAGCACAACGGCAGTGCAATCGCCTTGTAAGCGATAGGTTGTGGGTTCAATTCCCACCTGTAGCTTGAGCATGTAACGTGTACTTAGTACGGTCTGCAATGTGGAGAGAAAACCACATTCTTAGTTCTGAAAAGTTGCTATCTGAGGGTATGAGCTAGACATAGCCCGAAAGAATATCAGATAACGTTACAATTGGCGGCGTGGCTGAAAGGTTGAAGGCATCTGACTGTAGATCAGAATCTACTCCGTAGACATTGGTGGTTCGAATCCATCCGACGCCATACATAACAGACGGTTCTAGGATGACAACCTAACATTGTAGCTAGTCACTATGATGGGAACCGCAATTTATAAATCGATACTAAACCCATGTTGACCCGTGTGGGGAGAATTTCCACTCACTGAGAAACGGGTCCGCACGAAAAGCAGGAATGAAGTATCACCTTGTTCGATTGAGGAATTGGCAGACTCCTCGGGCTTTGAACCCGAAGTTTTGTAGGTTCGAATCCTACTCGGACAGCTAAGTAGAAGTCAAACTGAGATGCATCTCGGAGATGATACTCTTTGATTAACGAATGAGGCCACTGAAACTCCTTAAACGGGTCAATGCGTGTCGCAACTACTTTCAGTATGTTGCTTCTACTTAAATAACAAACGATGTGCATACAGAACTAATCGGGACACATGCCGAAAAGTAATCCGAGTCGTTTAACATTGGGCTATGGGCTAACATAACTTGGTCAAGTCACTTTACGTCGAACAACGGCCTCTAAAGAGATGCGGGTTCGAATCCCGTTAGCGCAACTATTGACAAACGAAACAAAGTAGTTATTATGGGCCTTGAGCATAGGATTGTGCGACGGCAAATTTTTGAAAGATTTTGGGTTACTCCGTGTGTATCAGGAGGGAATGTCAAAAAACCATGGACGCAGATGGTTAGAGGGGTGAAAGTCCCCGCTGCGAAAGACGATAGTTATTCATAACATCGTCTTTAGTAGGATTTCAAATTTTGGCCGTGTGGAAGGGAAAGCTTCCGGTTCCCTCTCGGTCCACCAAATCAACTTATTATAAATTATTATGATGAATGTTTTATCAGATGAACAAAAAATTAGGTTGCGTTATTTAACGAAAAAGCTTCCAAACTATCAATGGAATTTTAACTGTGATCATTTGATAGATAAATTAACTTCTCCAAGAGATTTAGAATATTGGGAAGTAGCTGGAGAATACGTTTATGTCTTACTAAGAGCAGTAGAACAAGCACAGTGTAAAACAGATGTTTTAGTATTATGTGGATTAAAGAATTCTCAATATAATTTTAATAAAATAAAATATTGGATAAATGAATTAAAAATAGATACATCACATTTCAAAAATGTTTTTCGTGAACGAAATAAACATAAATCTGACGATGAATATTTTATTATTGGACGTAGATCAAATCATATTACTAAAAAAAGATTATTAAAATATAAAAAATATGAATGTGAATGTTGTAAAAAAGTAAAAAATAAATGGAATAATAAAAAAATAACACTTGAATTAGATCATATTAATGGAAATAATGTTGACAATAGAATAGAAAATCTTAGATTTTTATGTTCTAATTGTCATAGTCAAACAGAAACTTATTGTAGATAAATAATAATTTGGACTATAGGCTAATAGGCAAGCTCCCATACTGTTAATATGGCAGAGAATAAAATTCTCGTATTCTGGTTCGAGTCCAGATGGTCCAGTTCGAACGTTGATAAAAAACAGTAACATGTTTTGTTACACATACGAACTACTTATATGTAAAGGAGATACATATGAGTATATCGTCTGATAGAGTTAAAAAATGGAGAAAAGATACAAAATCTTATATGGTTAACGCCATGGGTGGCAAATGTATTTGTTGTGGTTATAATAAATGTAATGAAGCATTAGAATTTCATCATTTAAATCCAGAACAAAAAAAATTTGGATTTGGAAAAATTCGAGCCAACCCAACAACGTGGAACATAATTGTAGAAGAATTAAAAAAATGTATATTAGTTTGTGCAAATTGTCATAGAGAAATTGAAGCTGGATTAATACAAGCAGTATTTGATTCTACATTTGATGTTAAATATGAGCAAATAAAAACAGAACCATATAGAACTCCAGCATTAGATAGAAAATGTAAGACTTGCAAAAACAGCTTAAAAACATTTAATAAACAAAAACGATACTGCTCAGAAGAATGTAGACCAACATCTTACAAGTATGATAAAAATAAAAATTGGCGATATAAAGATAAATTAAATAGAAGAAAAGTACAACGTCCAACAAAAGAAGAATTGCAATTACTTATAGAAAAACATAATTGGTCTGAGTTAGGTAGACAATTTGGAGTAAGTGATAATGCCGTCCGTAAATGGGCTAAAAGATATAAATTAGTAAAAAGCGCGTGATTAGATGTTAGAGTATCAATGCTTGCGCTTTATATTCCTCGATGGCTACAGCGGCGACAGCGGAAGTCTGTTAAACTTCTAATCGTGGGTTCGAGTCCCACTCGGGGATCTTAAATTAAAGAGGACGGATAATATGGCATACCCAAAGAAACATCGTGGACGTAGAAAAATGGGTTCTAAGAAACGTCTTGCGCGTCAGAATAGACGCAAACAGAGAGGTTAATTGTGTTCCGCAATCATCGTGACGAAAAAGAAAAAGAGTTGATTCGCTTCTTCGACAAGTATGATGAATTGTGGAGAAGCAGAAAAGATTCTGGAACATGGGTTGACGTAGAACCCTACCAGCAGGGATGGATTCGCAAGTTTGAATTGCGAGATGATGCAAAGAATAGAAGTGACGCGGCGTATATGCGACAGGTGTTGGATATGGTGAATGTTACCAAATATTCTCGCCGTCAAGACTTCAAGTTTAAAAATTGGAAAACTGGTCAGTGGGAAAATATGCCACAGAGACTTAAGCATATCTCTGTTGAAAAATATGACAAGTTGACTGAGAAGTTGAAATCATACTTCGGCGAAGTATATAGATTTGAAAAGTATTCTAAAAAGATCATTCGTGAATTTGCTGTACGAAACGATTTTTATTACGTTTACGCAATTGAACCAAATATTGTGACGCAGCACTGGATTCCAGACGCAGAAGTGGAATCTTTGCTTGGCGAAATGCGGGCAAGAATTAACCGTGATAATTTGTGGGTCAAAGTGTCAAAGGCAAAAAGTCAAAGCATGTATTCTGGTAGTGGATATGGCAGACTATCTATCTACATGAAGAATAAATTGGGTGAAATGATCGACGAAGAAGATTTTGATATAGAAATAGATGATGAATAACGCGCATGTAGCTCAACTGGATAGAGCATATCCCTGCGAAGGATAAGGTTGGAGGTTCGACTCCTCTCACGCGCACTGGAACGTAATCAGGCGATACATGAGCGTATATGCTACGACATGTGTGTAATTCTCCAGCAATTACAACGTTCCACCACAAAACGGAATCTTCTCCAATAAAGGGAGCGGCACCGAGTAATCTGGAAAACAACACCACTCTTTATCACGAGTGTCCGTTTACAAAAAGGCAATGTATGGGTAAGACATTTAAGGACCAACGTAAGTGGGAAAAGAAACAACAAGAACGTCAATCATTAAAACAGCTTGATGAACTTTTGTTGAAGAAAAAGAAACCACTTGACAAGAAGTAAGTGGTGTAGTATTATAGAGAAGAGTGGAGGTTGTCGGTTCGAATCCCTCCAGATTAATGCAAATTAATTTGTAGCTCAATAGGCTAGAGCGCCACTCGTGTTTAAACTGGGAAGGCAGGGGGTTCAATTCCCTCCGTAGATTCCGTCGTGAGACGAAAACTAATGTAGCTCATCGGAGAGAGCGTCCCACATGTACAGGGGGAAATTGGGGTTCGAATCCCCGTTATCGGCCACAAGCTGGTAGATAGTTCAATTGGATAGAACGCTCCCAACAATGCGGGCATAATTCAGTGGCTAGAATGCTACTTTGCCAAAGTAGATGTCGCGGGTTCAAATCCCGCTGTCCGCTTACATAATGAAAATAATAATTATGGATACAGCAACGATAAAGCGTGGAACTGTGGTACTACCAGCAATTCGTGTACACGATAGAAGTGGGTTTGATGTAGATAGATGTATTCTACCAGCCAATGTAAATAGATCAAAACGTACGGAATGGCTACAGTTAACAGCTACTTTAGATTGGCAGGTTGACCTAGATGAAAGATTCACCGTTTTGTTTAAGTCACAATTAGGAAAAGATGTGTATTACTTTTTTCAATTAGACGGTGATTTTGGATTTATAGTTGATAGAGATTATATAATTGTTTAAACAACAGAAACACTTACTATGAATATAGTAACAATAAAATCCGGAACAATGGTACTTCCAGCAGTTAGAGTGTATGATAAAAGTGGCATGGATATAGATAAATGTGTAAAACCTGTATATGTAGATAAATCACCAGCTATTTCTTGGGTAAAAAAGAATACTGTTGTAGACTGGGAAATTGATTTGGATGATAGATTTTTAGTGCTATTTAATGGAATTGCTGGTCAAAAATTTACATATTATTTTTTTAGTATAGATGGTGATTTTGGATTCATCGTTAAATCCGAAGAGTTTGAAATATATAATTGAAGTACCCTTGGTGATCGTGGCGTAAAGGTTTATCGCGTCGGACTGTGAATCCGATATTTGCGGGTTCGAATCCCGTCGTTCACCCTTTAGTAAAAAAGAAACAGAGAATGTAGGCTTAGAAGTAGCCATCATTTAAAGAGTTGAACCCCTACCGTTCGTGGCCTTTGACGCTGCGGCGGATTAAACTGAAATGGGGCGCGTTATATGGGAAACACCCAAACTACTAGGAAACGGAATGTAGTAGTCGCGTGATCGGCTTTCCACGACACAATTTTGGTGTAACAACACACTCTGGTTTCTATGCATCATTAGCTCAACTGGTTAGAGCATTCGCCTCTTAAGCGACAGGTTCTGAGTTCGACTCTCAGATGATGCACTCACAGATAGGATAGAAAATGAAATTTAAAGATACATTGTGTGCATGGGATTCATATGTGTTACACCCGACAGTTCCAAATGTATATGTTTGCGTAGGAATACAATGCGCTTCTCCAAATATAGAACATTTAAATTGTATACGTGAAGGAGTTGATGTAGTTCCAACTCCAATTGGTACTGTTGGATTTGATGATGGGCATGATGAAATTGATTATAATATGACTCCATATGAGGATTATATATTTGTTAAACCTCGACGATGGGTTAGACGATTTCCTATGGAAAATCATGAATACAGATATAAAGAAGTAGAACCATATATTTTGGGAATATACAAGGGGTTTGTAGAAGAATTTTAGGGCCGTAGATCAATTGGTTAGATCAACTCCCCGTCACGGAGAAGGTTGCGAGTTCGAGTCTCGTCGGTCCTGTATAGTTTAATAATTCGGGGGTTTAGCTCAGGGGTTTAGAGCGTTTCTTTTACACAGAAAAAGTCGGGGGTTCAAATCCCTCAACCCTCACTGAAAGGTTTAATATGAAAATGTACATCTTAGTTCGTAGCGATATTCCGCTAGGCGTTGCGATGGTTTCGGTGGCTCATGCATCAATTGGATGCCATAAGAAATTCAAAGACGATCCACGAATGCAGCACTGGTATGAACATGATTGGTTTAAAGTTGTATGTAAAGTCAGTAAAGAAGATTTTGACACAGCAAAGAATGTACCAGATAATGTAATTGTGACTGAGGACAAATTTTTTAACGAAGAAATTGCTATTGCATTTTGTCCAAGAGAAGAATGGCCGAGAAAGTTTTCGGAATTTAAGCTATACAATTAATAACCGAGTCATCGCTGACTGAAAAGTTAGAGGAAGTTCGCGTCACAGACGGACGATGATGTGGGAGCCGATAGGCGTCTAACCACATGGAAAATGCTGTGCAACCCAAAACGATCAATGTCAACGTCCAACAGATCAGGTAGGGGCACTCGTAAGAGACAACGCAAGTTGTAGATAGATGATGACATAAAACAGAAACGCGGCTATGGGTTATTACTATGTTTAGAAAATATGAAAAGACATATCATGTATTTCCAGTTACAAGCAAGTATAATCTTGACGACACAACGATCAAGCGATTGCTGGTTGGAGAAGTCGTGATTGAAGAAAAATTAGATGGTGCCAATGTCGGCATAGTTCGACATAAACATGGATTCGCTTTGCAAAAACGAAATTCATTGGTTGGCCCATCCGAACACGAACAGTTCGGATTTTTTAATAACTGGGCACATCTACAGAATTACGAAAAAATAATGGCTTTACCGACGAATAATGTAATATTGTATGGTGAATTGTTGTACGCAGTCCACACTATTTATTACGATAAGCTTCCAGATTACTTTCTAGTATTCGATGTTAGAATAGATGGTGACTGGTTAGATTATGATGATCGAAAAGAATTTTGTGAGAAGTATGGTTTCCATATGGTACCATTGATTGCAAGAGGCTCTTTTACAAAAGATCAATTGTTGAAACAGATGCCAGCGAAGTCGGCATTTGGTGATACTGTAGAAGGAATGGTCGTCAAACGATATGCCAAGAACGGATATTTCAAGGGTAAGTTAGTTCGACCAGAGTTCATTAAGACATTGGAAGAATCAGAACATTGGACTAAATATAATATTCGAAAGAATAAATTAGCACCGAAAGAAGAATAATATGAGTACTGGTCGTTACTTTATAAAGTATCCAAATGGTAGAGTATTTTGCGTCGAACCTATTCGTGAACGTAACGAAAAAGAAGATGAACGTAAATTTACAAATGGCGGCACTGATGGTACATCTGTAAAGAATAAAAGCCAAATTGAAGGTGGTTCAGTTGCTAGAGAAGATTCTATAATTACAGCAGAAAATGGATTCATTAATATTACTGAGATTGGCGTTGGTCAGAATCCACAGGATTACATAGATAGGATCGTCAATAATGGAACCACTATGTAAGAGAACAGCCAGTACGTACCAAGAAATAAAAAGCATAGTAGATGATGCAATTTTTGAGTTCGATCTTGATTTTAAGAAAAGATTTTCTGAAAGTGGAAACGGCGATCCATATGCAGAGTTAACTCATGAAATAGATAAACAGATATTAGAAGAACTTCTAACTAATCATCTTACTATACAAGTGCAAAAGAAACATTTTTTAGATGCTGTACGCAAGGCAATACATGGCACAGGCAACTAATTTTATAAGTTGGTTACGTAGTTTTGTTGAGAAGGATGATCCTAAGCCAACGACGGCAACTTTTAATACGGGTAGTTTTGTTCCAGTTGGTCAGTGGCAAACAACTTACTATACTGCTCCGACAAAACCATCGTGGATTTGTAACACAGGATCAGGAACACCTGTTAAATTCGATAAATGCACTGACATGGGTAAAGGATTATATATACATGCCGAAGAATGCCATTGTAAACGTGGATTTATTGACGCATATAGAAAAATGATACATAATAATCGTATTTAATAACCATATTTGAAAGAAATAATATATGTCTAAACAAGACGAGGCAGTATTAGTAGTTAACAAATATTTTGAAGCGTTTAATTTTAAAGATCTTGATAAACTAAAACGATTATATTCTGATAATGTTGTATTGGATGAATGGGGCACTCGTTTTTTTGGAAAACAGGCCGTATTAGAACAGAATGAAAAATTGTTTTCCTCATGCGGAAAAATAAAAATATATGTATTGAATCAGTTTATTGATTCTGTTCCATCAGAAGGATTTCAATTAGTTTGTAATGAAATTAAAGTCATGTTATGGAAACATGAATATGACACAAATCCTACAAGTGTATTTGTTGTTGATATTATACGAGTTGATGATTCTGGTTTAATTGAAGCGGTTAGAGCATTTAAAGGTGCAGGATTTGACACTTGACAAGTAGGTAGAAGTAGTGTAGATTGAACGGGTGAGGCATAATTACTTGGGTGGTACCGGAACAGAGGAAGCTCTAACGGAAAAAGAAGAGATAATTTTCCTCACCAATGCCTTTATAGTTTAGTTGGTAAGAACGTGGCCCTCTCAAGGCCAAAACATGGGTTCGAATCCCATTAGAGGTATTAAGGAGAGCTACCGGACTAAACTCAAAAAACACCGGTATTTGGGTTCATAGCGTAGCGGCTTAACGCGCCTCCCTGTCACGGAGGAGATCGAGGGTTCGAATCCCTTTGGACTCGCTGGAATCTGCGTAGGATTTTAGTACAGTGAATGACCACGATGGCGGCTCACTGTACGATAAGGTATAGACGTTCTGACAGGCGAATATACTCGAATGTGTGTCAGCGCATCCTATCTTATTCCTCACGCTCATTTAGCTCAGTTGGTTTAGAGCGTCCGTCTGATACACGGAAGGTCGGGAGTTCAAATCTCTCAATGAGCACTGCTAGGTGCCGAATTGAAAAGTTCTGCAAGGTTATAAAGTAGAGTTTAAGTAGTGGCGCGTCACGAACAAACTTGAAATATAAATGAATGGGGTTCAACTCCTCTACTAGCACCAATACAATTGTAGTTTGTTCTCTTAGTTCAGTTGGTTTAGAACATTTCGTTGACATCGAAAAGGTCGCTGGTTCGAATCCGGCAGAGAACATGCAGTGGGGTGTGCATCGCCCGAAGGGCGGTGACTCACCAGATATTTTGATCATGATCTTGATATCTCCGGTCGCACCGGAAACACTGCTACCAAAATTTGGTGAGTCCTTTGACTGTAAATATGCCGATATTCCTTTAGGTTAGTCAAAGGCAACTCTGATTCGGATGAAGAGGCATCAGATAACGCATCCATGGCGCAATAGCGTAGCGCAACTGGCTTTTAACCAGAAGGTTCTGAGTTCGAGTCTCAGTGGATGCACTGGTTTTTGGTAATGTTCCTTTTTACAAAAACATTACAAATGCTGCGATTGATGATTAGTAGACTGCAAGCTACGACGCATGAATTATGGCTCAATTGTGGATACATCTTGCAGGGTGTTTAAGTGATTGTGTACGTTGGCAGAGTGGTCTAATGCAGCCTCGCAAGGGCCGTCCCCGGAAGGGGACCACAGGTTCGAATCCTGTACGTAATGTAGCTGGGTCGGTGTAATTGCGGGCACCGCGTAAAGATAAAGGCGCTCTTTATCGCCCACAAATTTAATAGGTTTGTGTATTTTTGGATCGGTACACAGTAAAAATAAAACGCCTTTATTTTCCTAAGTAGGTTTCCTTTTCGGAGGGAATGTAAGAAGCAATGATCCGTATTGCCGCCTACTTTCATATTCGGTGTGGTCGAGTGGTCGAAGGCGTTCGCCTGCAAAGCGAAAATTATCGCGGGTTCGAATCCCGTCACCGAATCTAACGGAGGAAACTATGAAAAAGTTAACATCGGAAGATTACAAAAAAGCTCTAGAGTTGATCAAAAAGAATAAAAGCAGAATCATTTTTGTTGACGGTAAAGCTAAAATAGTAGAGAACGGTGAAATTGTTGGTGAGCAAGGATAAAATTGGGTCTGGAAAAAAAGTAGATTACTGAGTGATCTACATAATACACGGATCATCTGAGGAGCGGGGAGACATTATCTCTCGCGGTTCCCGAAAATACAATATCAGACAGAATTTACTGCAGTAGATTTAGTGTACGGGCGGTGTTATTTCATTGGCAAATTCCCCGTGTTACCTCGGTCGCAGGACCGACCCGTTCAGAGGTGTAAAATAATAGCATATGTCGGAGGGCCAAGTGGAAGGCCAACAGTCTCCAAAACTGTCACACTTCAGGGTTCGAACCCCTGCCGACATGTCGAGAGGTAAAGATATGAATTTTGATGCAGTGGCATTGCCGATGATTCGGTCAATGATGCCTAAAATAGCTATTAGCCAACTTGTTAGTGTGCATCCGGTGCAACCACCGGCAGGACAAGTTTTCTTTATGGACTTTAAATATGGTCCTCCACCATCGAAACAGTCTCTTATAATTGTCGCTTATAAACATATGGTCAATGCTTATGAGTAATATTATGGGATATACCGGCAAGCAATTGCTTGCTACTGGATATGTGTATGTGGCGGCACCGTATATACCACTTGTCATTACAGAAGAACATCTTAAAAATGCAGAGAAACGTCGATTTTTGCGTTCAGTTAGAAAGATGTTGGGATCAGAAGAAGTAGAAAAACAACGTGTAATGTCACTATATGGTCCCAAACTAGTTAACTCGGCATATTATGGCAACATCACAGTCAGAATCTAAACGTGAACCATTAACTAATCCGAAAAGAAACTTTATAAATTCTGTTCGAAGGATGATTGGTATACCACTATTGCCATGGAAGTTATCAGAAAGATGGACAGTTGAAACTAAGCAGGACTTGGATGCGTATACGTCTATGGACGACGATATATTGTTAGAAAAAGCGTTAGATGAATTAATTAAAGGTATGTAATATGCCGCTGTAGCTCAGTGGGAAGAGCACTTGGTTGAAGCCCAAGGTGTCGGGGGTTCGAATCCCTCTGGCGGCGCTGTATGGGTCTGGCGATTACCCATCTGAGAATGAAATAGTTGCATCAACAGCTATGAATTCAATAAGGAGACTAAGGCCATTTACACTCTCTGACGGGGATGTACTTCGGGCTGGTGGTGAAGAGGCTTAACACAGATGATTGCAAACCATCCATTCGTCGGTTCGAATCCGACTCGGCCCTTGTTAAGAAAAGAGGTTTTATGAATAGAGAGCATCAGCAGGAAATAGATAGAAATACTCTTCTACACTCAACAACTGCAACAGTTGCGGAGAAAGAAGATGCATTAGATAGATTGTTAGAAGCATCGTATAAAGACGGTCTTGATAATGGGCATGAATCTGGTTATGAGTCTGGTTATGCATCAGGAAGAATAGACGGAGTTCATGAAACAACATAAGCATTCGTGATGAAATGGCAAACATAGTGGTCTAAGAAGCCACCGCTTAATAGCTTGGGGGTTCAAGTCCCTTCGAATGCACTTGACAAAGAATGCCAAACAGAGTAGATTGGATGCGTACTTAGTACCTTCCACACCGGACAGTACTCGTACTTAAGTTCATGGGAACTCTTAAGTGGTCCGGCGATAATAGTACAATAAAAGTTTATAAGGTTCACTCGCACCTTCCCCAAAGCGAGTTTTGGAGTCGTGGCCGAGAGGATTAAGGCGTCAGTTTCGAAAACTGATAAAGTCAAACTTTCGAAGGTTCGAATCCTTCCTTCTCCGTGGAGACTGGACTATGAATAAAATATGTCCTTCGTGTAAAGAAGAAAAAGAGTTACACGAGTTTGGAAACAATATTAGAAAAAAAGATGGAAAACAACCATATTGTTTTAAATGTCGTAGAATAAAAGATAATAATAGTTATAAATTATTAACTATACGACGTAATAAATTAAAAAAGCGTGCTTTAAATCAAAAAGAACAAAATAGATTATTTAGAATAGAATATTTGAAATCACATCCATGTGTAGATTGTGGAGAAGATAATATATTAACTCTTCAATTTGATCATATTAGAGATAAAAAGTATAATATTTCTAGAATGTATGGTCATAGTTTAGAAGCACTGAAGAAAGAAATACAAAAATGTGAAATTAGATGTGCTAATTGTCATTTAATTAAAACTGCAGAACGAAGTGGTAAGTGGTTGAAATTAAAGCATTTAGATTAATTTGCCTTCGTAGCTCAACTGGATAGAGCGGTAGTCTTCGAAACTACGTCTTGTATGGGTTCGAGTCCCTTTGAAGGCATACTGAATAGACAGCTATTTATAGGAAATACCCCTTCCGAGTCTTTCCTATGGATAATTCCTTAATATTAAGCAATACTTGGATTTTAGATAAATCCACGGCAAAAAAGCAAATATTAGAATTAATTGAATGGTGGAAAAACCCACTAGACATGGCAAATTGGACCTTTAAAATAACATTTCGTAAGGACCAATGGAAAGCTAGTTGTTACGCCGAACCGGAATATAGAACGGCGCAACTTAATTTTTATCTAGATCAATTAATCCCACAGTTCAAGACTAATTATGAATTAGAAGAATTTGTAGTTCATGAAATGGTTCATTGTTTAACGTGGCAGTTGGTAGATTTAACCGAAACATTAATCAAATCTTCTGACGACAAGACCGGTGTCTTGTGGAGTGAAAAAGAGAAAAAAGAAGAAAACTTGGTGCAAAAATTATCTGATGGATTAGTGATGGTCAAATATAATTTATCATCAATTCCAAATTCTGTGACAGCGCACTCAATAGAACGTCCGAGGGCTACACGGAAGAAAAAGAAAAAGTAACGCTTTATTAGTTTAATGGCAAAACGTTTCTTTCGTAAAGAAGTAATACGGGTTCGACTCCTGTATAAAGCTTTAATCGGAGAATAGCATGTCACCACGCAAGATATGGTTGGATGATACCAGAGTAGCACCAGAAGGTTGGGTTCATGTTAAGACAGCATCAGATTGTATATTCGCATTGTCTGAAGGATACACGGATCAAGTATCACTAGATTATAATTTGGGCACTGATGAAAAAGCAGGTACTGGATACGATGTATTGTTGTGGATGACGAGTGCAATTCGTAATAACGGATACGTAGCACCAGATATGATTTGGATTCACGGCGCAAACAACGAGATGTGGAAGAAAATGTCTGCAGAAGTAAAAGAAATACGTAACACGAAAGTATTAAAAAAACGGCAGTAGGAGGGCAGGGCACCCTAGGGAGTTTCATAAACTTTTGTAGGCCGTTCGATTCGGCGTACTGCTATAAATAAGTAATTAAGGTTAGGGCAATACTCTTCCTGAAACGGGCAAACGAGATCCCAACTTTGATTACTTAATAAAACGTCATATCACAAAAAAGACCCGGTACAGGCCACCGAATCGTTGGAGGTTGTTCGATTAAACGCCAGATGATATGACATCATCTTGACAAACAAATACAAGTAGGTTAGCTTATGGCATGTAAGATAGCATCAACAAAAAAAGTAGAAAAGATAATCAAAGAGCAACTAATTCGTTTAGATGGTGTTTTTCGTAGATTATCATAAATTCGGGGGATGGGTCTGCATGGGGTGGACACTTCACTTGCAATGAAGAGATCAGGTGGGTTCAATTCCCACATTCTCCACTGAATAAAGGATTAGGAATCTTGGGTGAACTGGTAAAACCAGCGGTTTGCTAAACCGCCATACGTCAGAAATGGCGTATCAGAGGTTCGAATCCTCTAGGTTCCGCTGGGCGACATAAGAACTGTAGAAGAATCTCAAGGTTATGATTTGTAGATGAATACAAAGATCGGTGTCGCCAACAATTAGCGTTTGCCCGCGTGGTGGAACTGGAAAGACACGTTAGCCTTAGAAGCTAATTCTTAAATGAGTGAGGGTTCAAATCCCTCCGTGGGTACTAATAATGGATTACTTAAGATTATACGAATCGCACGTAAGAGAACCGATACATACCACTCAAGGAGATTTACGACCGGGTGATATTATTCAGTTCCATCATCACAATGATTATCGTATCGGTATTGTGATTGCGCCAAATTACCAAGGTAAACTTGGCGTGGCATCAATGAAAATGCTGCCCATTGAAGTTGTACAACGAATGATAATGGAAGCGGCAAACTTCAGATATCCAAGTAAGGATACAATAGATAGAAATGCACAGGCTCTATATACGTTCTACAGAGATTTCCTAACTACTTATGATGCGTACCGCACCTATAATTGGGCAAACATTTCTAGACTTGAAAAAGTAACATTGTCGTTTACAAGAAAAACTGAAAACGATAACGAAGAAATCGAAGAAGCAGTAGAGAACGTAATAGATAAGAAGTAACATGCGCTTATGGTGGAATGGCAGACACAGTTGCCTCAAGAGCAACCGCTGCAAAGCGTGGGGGTTCAAGTCCCTCTAGGCGCACTATGATTAACTATAAATTAAACAGTTACTTGAGCAATGTAAAACTACAATACATCTTAGTTTTTATTGCGACTTTTGTGGCTGATATCGTGTGGGCAAAATATATCACTGCTGTTGCCGATAAAGCAGCATTTACGGCTGGAATATATTCAATGTTTGTATATTTAGCGGGCGCATATGCGGTCACTAAATATATTGAAAATAAGAAAATGTTGATTCCTGCAATTCTTGGTGCATTTTTTGGAACTTACATTACGGTGATTCTATGAGTCAAACACTAGATAATTGGCCGTCAAAAAAAGAACTTGATCAATACTACAAAATAAAAAATGAACAAGATGCAAGAGATCGTAAATTTGCATTTAAAGGTTTAGATTATATCATTAAGCACAAAAAATATGATACATTTGAAGTCATGTTTAATTTTATTTATGCCAAGGGATATAATACTACACGAAATGCGTTTAGATCAGCAATTTGGTATTATGTAGAAGAAGGAAAGATCAAACTAAATAGTAATTGGTTAATAGAAGCACCAGACTTGACAAAGTAATTCAAGTTCGCTATACTTATAGAAGATGGATAGATGATCTATTACCCGTGTAATCATTAATTAATGATCGGGGTATGCGCCTAGTCAATCATCGAGTCTATCATACAAATAGTGGAGTCACCACTTATCTAAAAACAGACACGCATCTAGGCGCAATGCGGGTGTAGCTCAATTGGCTAGAGTCTCTGCCTTCCAAGCAGATTGTTGTGGGTTCGAATCCCATCACCCGCTCTCTCCGTTCCGGAGTATTTACACAATTAAACAAAGGTTATATCATATGAATAACGTAACAAAGAATCTTAAGAGTTATTTATCCGCTCTTGCAACCCGTCGTACCAACAAGGATTTCTTCAGCGGCGTTACTGCCGATGACGCACATCGCTTCCTTGACAATCATGGAGTCAGCACTTCTCCAGTTACTCGTTTGTCCTACATTAACAGTGTTTTGAACGAACGTAACTTCACTGTCGGTGGAACTCGCCCAAGTCGTCGTCCAGTTGCAAAGCAGCGCAGAATTACAGTTTGGCGTTAAGCTAAACAAAATAACTAATGAGCGTGACGGCGCTGGTAAGATTGAGTGAGCAGCCTAGGAAATCCGTTGATGACTGACTCGTTGGACCGGAGTGTGGAATCCCGGCATTAGTTATTACATTGGTTCCTCGTCCAATGGCAGGACATAGGGCTTTGGACCCTAGAATGGTGGTTCGACCCCACCGGAACCAACTCAATTCCTTCGGTAGTCCTATACTATGAAATTCGTACATTCGTAGCATGTCCCGAAGGTATAAAATTTGAAAGGTTGTTATGCCATATATAAAACAAGCAGTGCGCGAACAAATCAATAGACAGATTGACGAACTCGCAGGTAAAGTATTGACTCCCGGTGAATTAAATTACGTAATCACCAGATTATGTCATCAAGTTATTCTTAAAAAGAATGAAACTCCTGATGATCCGATATCAGTAAGACGACCACCAAGTTATTCGGATTATAACGGAATTGTCGGAGTTCTTGAATGTGCAAAGCTTGAATTTTACAGAGCAGCAGTAACACCGTATGAAGAACTAAAATTTATTGAAAACGGGCCGGTGTCAGAACTAGATACCCCTTGACACCAGAAAAAAACTGAGTATATTGAGTCAACTTCAACGGAGTTGACTTCAATGTTTAAGGACGTTTTCGAAGAGAATTCAAATAACTTCAATGTCAAGGACGAATATAAGCATTTGTCCGTTGAGGAATTGAAGAAGATTCAGGAAAGCCATGCACTTCCTTTTCGTGTGTGTGCCTTGAATGTTGAAGGTGACTTGAACGTTGGTATGATGGCCCGTTCAGCCGCACTTCTTGGAGTAGAAAAGTTCTATGTATTCGGTCGTCGTAAGATTGATCGTCGAAGCCTTGTTGGCGCACAGAACTATCTTCCAATTGAACGTGTTGAAGGATTGGATGCAGACGGTAATGTCGATCATGATAAGTTCGTAGAGTTTTGTGAGAAGGAAAATCTCTATCCAGTTTTGCTTGAACATGGCGGAAACTTTATTGATTCTATTCGATGGACTAAATTAGCTCCGGCTGGAAAGACACTTTGTTTAGTTTTTGGTAATGAATCAAATGGATTCCCCGAGTCATTTAGAAAGAAGTATTTTACTGTATCTATTTATCAGTTTGGAGTGTTGCGATCATTTAATGTAGCTGCGGCTGCTGGTATTGCAATGTGGCAATGTTCAAATCAGTTCCATGATCTCGAAGCAGGAATGTAGCCCTTGACAAGAAGCAATGACTTATGTAGATTGAAGTGTGTTGAGGATGGCAAGATGTTCCCTTAATCTATTATCTATAGAAATCGATATATAGATAGGACCATACTAGACTAACGAATAGCGAATATACTAGTTAATTTAGCTATTAAAATAGATACTCAACACATCATGCGTTGTTAGCTCAATTGGTTAGAGCAGGCGGCTTTTAACCGTCAGGTTCTGAGTTCGAGTCTCAGACGACGCACTTAACAAACGAGGTTTTATGTACGCAGTAGTCGGAACTACAGTAAAACTCAAAGTACCTTGCCTTGGCAACGAAGCTGGTACTAGAGGAGTTTGTTACGAAGTATATACACTTGGACAAAATCATGTCGGCGCGTCATTCATTTTTGCGAATGGACGATATGATGGATTCAGTAAACAGGAATGTGATGCATTTTTAGAGTTTACTGGATTTGATTCGAAGATCAATGAATATGATTTCAAAAATGTAATTCTTTTGAGTCAAGACTTTGATCGTGGAGTGTTTACCGAGGCGCTTCGGTAAGCAATCGGTTCGTGACCTTAAATACGATGCCCTTATATTTGTGATGTTAGTTTAAACTAACCTTTTAAGGGTTAAACTGTAAATTAGTTTGACGGAAGGCACCGGCTAACACAAATAATTTACAGACCGTCCGAGGCGTTTTGCCAAAATCAGCCCTATGCATAAATTTCGGATAAAAATGTCACACATGCCGCCATCGTCTAGTGGTCGAGGACGTTAGGCTTTCATCCTAAAAACCGGAGTTCAATTCTCCGTGGCGGTATTAAAGTAAAATTAACACAATAGCGAGATTCGCAATCTCAAAATAAAATTGTGATTTAATTGATGTATGGTGGACTCTATCAGAGCCTGAAGCAAAATCGACAGGACTACATCCCATTAGGGATAGACAACAGGGAGGAAAGTAGTTAGCTTGAATGTGCGTCTAATAACAGACGCCACGTTAGAAAAGAGTTCAAAATGAAATACACAAAGGTTGCTAGGTTCGCGTCGGTTTTAGGAATGTTGGCAGTTTTACCATCAGTGGCGAGAGCCGATGGGTTCAAAAACTACAAAGTTTGTGGTGGAGATACATTCTCCACCTGTGCAGCAGTTTCAATTAATGTTACAGGACAGGACGTAATTGTTAGATTGTGGAACCTGTCAGGTAATACAGCAGCATCAGATGGTACTAGTACGTATGCCGGAACAATTTTTAATGGCATCGGATTTTACAATACTAGTGGAACAAGCGTTGTTCTTGGATCATTGTCTACAAGTGGTCCATTGGTAGGACAGGGAGCAAATGCTTGGCGATTAGCAAATAATGCTAGAGTTGGATTTGGTGTAGATTTTAGAGTTCAGACTCTCGGATCAAAGAATCCTACTTACGGCATAGCAAGTGGGTGTGCAGAACCGGGACAGCTTCCTTCAGTCCCATTATATGTCAACCCATGTACAGCATTAAGTACAAATAACGCAGATTGGGTCACGTTCAAGTTCAAGATCAGTGGCGCGTGGAATCCAGATTCATCGGATATCGTACTTCGTGGTATCAATGGAATAGATGGAAAAGCAACTGAGTGTTGGACAGGTAACATTCCCGGTACAGATCGTGTCGCAAATTGTACCACCGTAACACCAGAACCAGCTAGTATGTCATTGATCGCAACTGGTTTAGTTAGTATGGGCGGAATGGGATTCTTCAAACGTCGCAAGCAGTTAGCATCTGCATAGATTGCAGGACTTGACAGAATCCAGTAAGTATAGTAGCTTGTAAGAACAAATGATGGGTGGCCAAAACAACGACTGCCCATCATGCTCTTTGAAATAGGATGTAAACAGTGCTTGGACTGCACAATGCATAGCAATATGCATAAAAGGGAATGGGCCTACACCTATCCCGCCCCCCTTACAAGGGAGGAGAAACCAAGCAAGTCGCAGTCTGTTTTCTCGAAAGAGAAAAGCGTCATGCACAACATGGCGATAGATTGGAAGAGTGTAATTGGAAAAAACTGTAGTCGATGTTCCGTAAGGAAAACAGGCTATAGAAGACTGACAGGTGGTGCTGGGCTCCAATTAAACCAACATTCGACAGAGTATAGACAAGCGATAATCACACGGTTCGAGTTTTTGCAGATAAGGGCTGCGTGGGAGTTTGATTGGTTGGTGCGCCTTAAAAACGCATTGGTCATGAAAAACCGAAGAGTACTCGCAAGGGAAATTCAAACGAGGAGTGTTGCATTTCGATATCCAAAAGATATTGGAACAACTGAGAGCGCACTTCTTCAGAGGTATATTAGCCAAATTGGTAAAGGCAATAGTCTTGAAAACTATCGAATTGTGGGTTCAAATCCCATATATAAAAAACGGAAAGACGCTCTCGGCGTGATGTGAAAGTAGCGAAAAGCTGTACACCGCAAGGTGAATATAGCAGATCCAAAACTCCCAAGGTCTAGGATCTTTAATCGGAGGTCGCACGTAATGGGTAGCACCATGTATGGCCCGCAAGGTCAACGGTAGATCGAAGGTTGAGTAGCATGACGCGACAGTCTCAATGCAGAGACTTTAAAAAACGCCGCTATGGTTGATTACTCTCTTGCGAGAGTGGAAATTGGAGGAACGACTAGACTTTGGAGTCTGGTTAGATAATCTTCTTAAAGATCAATCACCACGGGTATATTCTCAGCCCTACTAACTGCTTCATCGTCTAATGGCAGGACACCGCTCTCTGAAAGCGTAAATTGTGGTTCGACCCCACACGAAGCAATACTATGACAGAATTTTATAAGAATAGAAAATATCATCAAGTATGGGTTTGGCGTCATGATAATGGTTGGCGTCAGATAGAAACAGAACATGGATGGTATTTCTTGTATCGAATCAAAGAATTTGATCTTGACTACGCCACAGAATACAAAGCCTACAATTATCTAGGATTTTACGGTTCCTAATGAAATTACCATATAATTTGTTTGATGAACGTGATCCATTTTTTACGGAATGGGAAAAAATTCCAACTCCACGCACTGGTTCGGAAGAACTGCGAAATAGAATAGAAAAACTGAAAGTATCAATTCAAGAATCAATTGAATTGGGACAGAAGTTAGAAGCTGAGATGATAGTAGCAGAAGCTTTGGAAAAGAAAAAGTCCTTATTCAAAGTTATACATGAATGGGAAGATGGCCATAATGGTGATAGTAATGAAACTATATATTATGTCTATGCAGTTGATGAAAATGAAGTAAAGAGTATGAGGATTTCTAAACACAATTATGTTTTAAGTTTTAGTAGTTGTAAAATATTTAAGCTATAAAATGGTAGACTCGTCCCATTAACGTGACGATATACCACTCCCTGCGGGAGTACCGAGGCAACGACTCCAAGAAGCTCTGCCCGTAAAGAATGTCGGAACCGCAAACTTCGTCGCAGAGTAGAGAAGTGGTCAATAATCTCGCTACGCTCATAACGTGGAAATCGGTGGTTCGAATCCATCCTCTGCTATAAATATAAGAATTCCATCGCGGAGTAGAGAAGAAGCATCTCGCAACTCTCATAATGTTGAAATCGGCGGTGCAAGTCCGTCCTCCGCTACTTAAAGTAACTAATTTTCGGGCAATTATGATCCCGTAAAGGGCAAGCCTCATCCCAACTTTAGTTACTGTTACATTGAATAGTTGTTTTCGGGCAAGGGTGATCCCGCAATGGGCAACTGTCGTCCCAACTCAACTATTCACCCAAATACCAATGTGTAATTTAGGGCAACTGCCATCCCGAAATGGGCAAAAGTGATCCCATCTTATTCATTGGTTATCTAATTACTAATTACTAATTAAAGGTTAACATAATGACAAAGCAATTAAATTGGCCAAAACATGCGTCTAAATATCCGTTACTCGCAGTAGATTGGGGTAAGAAACTTACAGTGACCAAAGATGGTACTACACTGTTTGCTCCACTCAAGAACACTAGAAAACGAAGCAGACCATTTAACAATTTAATTGAGTTGTTTGATTATCTGAAGCAACATGAAGCTACAGAAAAGTATAGAATAGTAATTGAATCAACGTTTGAATCATATTTCGCAAACACGAAGAATGAAATGATTAAACGCGCAGAAGATGACGGACATGTTCTTAAAACAGTGGCTCCTAGATCAACTGCCAGTATTAGAAATCGTAGCGAAAAGAAAATTGTCAAGACTGACAAGAATGATGTAATGGTAATTTGGAAGATTGCTAACGAAGGAAAAAAACATTTAGCAGCGCCTCGCAAAGCTGCTCCTAGAGTTGCAACGTTGCACGATAGAATTCAGTTCTATAGAAGAACGGATAAACTTAGATTTCCAAATAAAAAGATATCGGAGATTCCAGAGATTGCGGAAATACAACAAAAGTTGCCGTATAGTTCTCTCTCTCCAGAACACAAAAGATTTTTAGGTAATGGAAAAAATTACGATAAGATCATAATGATTCCATATGAAGCAGCAAAAACTGCTACTTCTCGAAAAGAATATGAGAAACTGTTGGGTCTGTATGAACATGGATATCCGTCATATTTTAGATCTACAATCTGTCGTAGAATATGGGATTCCAAAAATCAAAAGCTTAAAGGATATTCTTGGACCGAATATCGTAAATGTCTAAGAATGTGCTACCATAAATTGAAGTAATGCTGTTCGGGCAAATGAGATTCCGAAATGGACAACCCACATCCCAACAATGTTACTTCAAACTTAAAAAGGTCATATGAAAAACAAAACTACTGTATTTAAAATTCTAAATAAAGATGGCGATCCAGTCGATTCGCAACACATGTTTAGAAAAGCAGATAGACTTTTTTCTCGAACATCAGATATTACTATATCTGTAAAAGCTGCAATGCGATGGAACTATCCATCACGACCAGCGCCAGATGATTTAGAAATTGTAGAATATAATTTAACTGAAGTAAGCCGTACATCTTTAAAAGATCACTTAAGTAAGAGAAAAATAAAATGACCGAAAAGCATATATAGGTTAAAAATTTCGTAGGTACGCAGGCAGGACAAGTGGGATAATATCCTGCTGTCCTGCTTTTTTATTAACTGCCTTCATAGTATAATGGTCATTACACAACTTTGGTAAAGTTGAAAATCGAGTTCAATTCTCGGTGAGGGCTTGACAAACAAACATAGATAGAGTATACTATTGTATACAGTTTTTACAAGAGGTTTATATGATCGAATTTCAGGAGTTTCCAAAAATCTTTCGTCTTTCGCGTGAAATGATCGTCACTGAAAAGCTTGACGGCACAAACGCTCAGGTCTACGTTACTGACGATGGTCAGGTATTGGCCGGTTCTCGTTCGCGTTGGATCACTCCAGAAGACGATAATTTTGGATTTGCGCGTTGGGTCAAGGAACACGAAGATGAACTTCGTACAGGTCTTGGATTCGGTCAGCATTTCGGAGAGTGGTGGGGCGCAGGTATTCAGCGTCGATATGGATTGACAGAGAAGCGTTTCAGTCTCTTCAACGTTAGCCGCTGGACAGATGACGTTCGTCCTGCCTGCTGCGGAATTGTTCCTACCCTGTACACAGGTATGTTTGATACTGCTGCTGTCGATGCTGCTCTTGCAGATTTGAAGCAGAATGGTAGTAAGGCTGCTCCCGGTTTCATGCAGCCAGAAGGTGTAGTTGTATTTCACGTAGCAAGTGGTCAGTTATTCAAAAAGACATTGGATAAGAATGACGGCCACAAAGGAGGTTAGTATGATTAAATGCAGGGATGCAGATAAATACGATGCTTCACAACCACCTACCTGTAATAATGGGCGTGGTTGTGAAACATGTAATCGAAAGTGGCAATCAATAGGAATTGCAAAAGCTAGAGCAAGAGAACGTTATAATAAAGTGAGATAATATGAGCATCTGTTTTGTCGGAGATATTCACGGAGAGTTTGAATTTTTCGAGAAACTACCAAAAAGAGTGGAACTTCCGTCCGACATGACATTTATTCAGGTTGGAGATTTTGGGTGGTATCCTCAAAACATTCAGTACTTTCCACAGAATTTTCCGAATCCGGTTTATTTTATTGATGGAAATCATGAACATTTTCCATTGATTCGTGGTGTTACTGAAATAAAGGAAATAAAGCCAAATCTATTCTATGTACCGAGAGGAACGGTCATGGAAATTGATGGATGGACAATTGGATTTATTGGTGGTGGTGAGTCTGTAGATCGGTACTGGAGAACAAAGGAAATTGACTGGTTTCCAGATGAACGAGTGACAGAGGAAGATGTCAATAAATTGTTGAATTGCGGCAAAAAAATTGATATTTTGGTTACTCATGCACCACCAAAAATTGCAATAGACTACAACTTTACCCCTATACGGCGCGAAAGCTGGAGTCTGCCCCGAGACTGGGAAGACGTTTCAGCGCAGCGTATAGAGCATCTGTGGAACAATCTAGGCCGTCCTAGACTGTACTGCGGCCACATGCACAGATCGGTCAAGTGGAATAATGTCAGAATTCTTGATATTAATGAGACAGAGTTTCTTCCACCGAAATCGGAACTAGAAAATGATGATAGTAAAGCTGTGTCCTAGATGTAAGGGGGAGGGCCGAAAAACTCTCCCATCTTATAATATGCCAGTTCTTAATGTTACAACCGATGGAATAATTGAGTATGGAACATTCCCATCGATAGAATGGCGGGAAGATAAAAAATGTTCAAATTGTACAGGAAGTGGGTATTTACGTGAAAACAATAAAGCGTATTTTGACGAAATTGTCATGTAAAATAGGGTATCATAAATGGAAGCGGTTTGGGCCGTTAGTACGTTGTTGCGAAAATCCAAACTGCGATGCGATGCAAGTATTACATTTTTATTCAAATCATACTCAAGAATGGGTAGATAGATGAAAATATGCGATCAATGCAAGGGCCGTAGTAAACGCAATAAATATTGCTCTAATAAATGTAGACAGTTGGCAAAAGATGAATGGTATAAAAAATACATATCTAATTGGAAACTTGGTAAAATAAGCGGATTAAATTCAAATGGAGTTGTAACACCACAAATTAAAAATTATTTGCGACTCAAATATAATAATCATTGTGCATTGTGTGATTGGTCTGTAATAAATTCACATACTGGACTTGTACCATTAGTAGCAGATCATATCGATGGTAATTGGAAAAATAATATTGAAAGTAATTTACGATTAATTTGTCCAAATTGTGATTCTTTACAATCAACATACGGTGGAGCTAATAGAGGTAGTGGTAGAGGATATTTAAAGATTGTTAAAAAATCCTCCTCGTAGTCTAATGGAAAGGCACCACGGTCCTAACGTGGATAATGAAGGTTCAATTCCTTTCGAGGAGATGGTGTTAAGCTAACGTGGTATAATGGTTCTGTGCCTGAGTCTCTAAAACTTGTGAAGCGAGTTCAATTCTCGCCGTTAGCATGATAAAAATTAAATGAAAAGGAGATAAATATGTCATAGTTTATTCATAAACCACCATAATATATTCATTAATGTTAAGTTAATGTAGTAAATGCAGTAAAACTAACCTAAACTTTAATGGAGTATATTATATGTCAACAATTTCAGAGCAGTACAGCGAAAATTATAAAATGTTTCGAACAATTAAGACTCAGTTTGAATCAATGCAGTCTCTAGATGATTACAAGAAATTTGTGATTAATTGGAGAGAAACTCTTAAAATTCTCACAGAACGTCAGAAGGCTTATAAGAAGGAAATTCGTAAGCCGCATGAAGTGACAGAGGTGGTAACAACGTGGGGAAAGTATTATACGTCTGGTGCTAGAGAATATCAAAGCGCCGTCATATCTACTAAGTCTATTCTCCATCAAATGAACGAACTAAGAGTATTATCGAAGTTGGAGTATCATACGAAGTATAAACAGCCTGTAAGCTGATATTTATAAATAAGTTGAGGGTATATGACTGACAAAGAAAATCAATATCTAGAAGCAATTAGGAACAAAATATTCGAAAATTGGAATCTAGATTTAGATTTATTTGTCAGTCCTATGCCCGAAAATCCTGATGGATACATTTATTGCAGAAGATTCATGATCAATCATAACGGTCAGCCGACGAATTTAAAAGTGCCATGGCTGAATTGGGAAGAAATCGAGAAAATGCCACCATATAATGGTGTAGATGCAATAACTGAAATAATTCATGTATTGTGTCAAGAAATTGTGCTGAATGTTTTCATTAATATTTATAATGTCGATCCAGATGTTGTGTACGAAATGGTCTATAAACCAAGTAATGAATGGATATATAGACCAGTTCAACCGTAAAATCCTTCGAGCCTCATTAACGACCGGAAGTGTGCAGTTTCCGCCTTGGGACCGTAAGTTACACAGTTAATGAAAACTTCTCGCTGAAGTGGTGTAGGTGGCTCGGTTTGGAATCGTGGCAGAGTGGTCTAACGCGCTTGATTGGAAATCAAGTGTACTGTTAAAGGTACCGAGAGTTCGAATCTCTCCGATTCCGTTTAGTAACTGATTTTAGGGCAAGCCCGGTCCCGAAATGGGCAACAAGCATCCCACTATTAGTTACTAAAACTTTATTAGAAAGGTTGTTATATGTGGAAGCCATCAAGAGAAGAATTGTGGGGATTAATATACTCACTAGGATTTGGCGTAGTAGTGTTTGGACTTGTTAAACATGTTCATGGCAATCCAAATGGATTGTATATTGCTATAGCTGGATTTTTAGTAATGATCGGTGCTTTATTTAAAGGCAGATAATATATGACCATCGATATTACTAAACCACAACCAAAACATACTTGTAATGACGGTGAATATGACCGTTATCAATGTGATGGATGCGAATGGCAACAGAAATATAATGAAGATAGAGTTGCTGAACACTATTATAAAAAATTAGCTATTCGTAATGAAGTTGATACTTTTTTAGATTATATTATTAGTACAAACTCTAAAACTTTATCTCTTAAGAAGATTAGAGAATTACTTAAAAAGTCTTTATCTTATAGAGATGCTGAACGTAAAACTGACGCCTTTTTGGATAAACTCGTAAATAAACGAGTGAGCGATTGAGAATGAATAAAAAATTAAAATGGCATCACAGATTCTTGAGAGAAGTTGTATGTTCTCTTAAAGGTCATGATTGGAAAGAAAATCCTAATCATGTACCAATTGGTCATTGGCATCATCATGATTATGACGGTCATTATCTTTTTTGTTGGTTATATAAATGCAAAAGATGTCGCGTTAGAATATATGATGCAGAGCCAACTCCATACATTAGACAACAACTATGGCGTGGATTAAAAGCGGCATTTAGTGTGGGTGAAATTAAATGGACTTACAATGATGCCATCAAATATGGTAAATATAATTCTAGAATTTTGGCATGTGTTGTAGTTTTATGTAGTGTACTAAGTGATTTTGCAATGTATCAAGAATGGATGTACCCAACAGTTCAAGAATTATTTTATGAATTGGAATACCAAGTTTCACGACGCATTTTCAAAGAGTAATGATGAAATATACACTAGATTTATATCAATCAAATGGGTTACTGAAAGCAGAAATATCTAGAGCATCGTTTCATGATATTTCTGTTCGTTTTGGAGATGTGTTAAGAGCGATCCCTAGTGGTCGCTGGTTGAATATGGAAGATATTATTTCATATTACCGGAATCTAGAACATCGTCTTAGATATGATAAAAATAGATCTGACGCCGATTTGATCAGTGCAGTAAATGAAATGGTAGCGGCGGGAATTGTCAAAACAAAGGGAGAGCCGATGGTAGAGGCCCCGGCTCCAATTGTTGAAGCACCGACAAAAACTGCGGAATTAATTCAGGAAATAATGAAGGATGTTGTCTCTTGACAAAACTCTTTACAATTGGTAGATTGAGTAATGAAGTTTGAAACATACACTCCATGGAAAGATATACCAAATATGAAAGTTCCAAATATTGAAGATATTGATGACAATGACATGTTGGATATGTCATGCCCAATTTGCAAAATCCATTTTGAGCCAACAAGTCTCCATGAATTGACTGTTATGGAGCATTTACCTAAAGTTCAAAGAATTAAGAGTCATGTAGATAAGTGTGTTAGAGAACAAGTAGAACGTAATAAGAATAAACGGGCTAGACCGGATTCGACGGGAGTACGAAAAAATATTGTAGCACGGATGGTTGGAAACTGACCACGACCAGTTTTAAAGTTTTAAGTGCAAACGCACCTCTCGCTCTTGCTGCGTAATTAGCAAGTCCTCTGGAGATAATTCACACTCTCCTGTAGCGATCAAGTGAAGAATGAATGTAAATCGTTTCTGTGGATTTACATTGGCCACAACAGATAGACAATGTGCGGGTTGAGAATATTCCTTCGCATTATCGATAACTTAAAAAATTCTCTAACCGTGTAGAAGCATATTTTAGTAGTGTGTCTCGGACGAGGGTTCAACTCCCTCCTAGTCCATAGTAGTAAGTTTAACTTAACCTTGAGGATATATGAATTTTCTAGAAATGTTCACTAGTGAAAAGAGTAGGCCAGTGGAAAAGGAAGTTACATTTAAAACAACCAAACCTGACCCGAATAGTATGATTAAGCCTACTACAAAAGTCAACATTATCAATTCTGTTGAGTGTCATGCAGCAAATGAAATTGCTGTTATTGACGCAGAATTGGTAGCTTTAGAAAAAACGAAGGAAGAATTATTGATGGAGAGGTCTGTACATATTAAGTTACTGGATATTGTCAACGAATATTACGAATGGAGGAATAGTCGTAAGTCCTCCAAATAATTTTTGGAGAGGTCAATGAATGCAACATACGCAACAGCAGAAGATATATATAAGAAGGTTGTTTTGGTTATAGGAAGTTGCGTTACGATTGAACAATTGACAATAGCAAAACGATATGTTAAACTATTTTCTAAGAGATTGGCACCAATTGATAGAAAATATTATGAAGCTGCAATAATAATGTGGCTTATACAGAAAAGAAAGATAAGAAAAAATGTCATCGATAATGAAACGAAGAATGCCGACAAAACGCGAGATGGAGTTATCGACGAAGTATAAAAATTCGCCAAATAAAGAACTCTTGTGTAAAGTATGTTCGGATAATTTAGTAGAAGTTGGACCAGATGTAGAAGCTGTTACATGTTCATCATGTGTTGCTAAAATGGTTGCTCCACCCGAAACCACAACAAAGCCTATTCCTGATGAAAAGCGTCCGCGAGGATGGCATTTAAGAGCAGAATACGTTTCTCCATCTGGAAAGAAATACGCTTTTGGAAAAGAGGTATCATAAATGTTTGGAATTTTTGAATTCTTTTCGCTGCTTTTTCCGAAGAAACAGAAAGAAGCACCGATTATAAAAATAGGCGGTAATCTTCAACCGGCCTCTCCAGAAGCACCGAGAGAAGTTGAAAAAACCAACAATGGAACTCCAATGGTCATCGTACCAACAGATTCATTGGCAACGTTTGAAAACTTTGTAAACGCAGAAGATAACAAAATGTATGTATTCAAATACATTTTGAACGAGTTAACAAAAGCAGTTAAGTATAATTGGGACGCCGTTGAATTATTTCGAATCGGGCGCACCAAAACAGTGGCAAAGATAGATAAACAGAACTATGAAAAAACGTTGGTAGATTTAAGAACATATTTCACTCAACGTGAAGAATACGAAATCGCAGAACGTTGCAATAAACTAATAAAGCGGCACAATGTAAATATACTAACAAAATAGGAGAACCGTTATGTGGCAGAGAGTAAGATGCGTAGTTTTGAATTCAACATATGAACCATTATCTATAGTCCCTGTAATACAGGCACTCTTGACCGTCTTTAAGGGCAAGGCTACGATTTTGGAAGCGCATCCTACAGAGCGTATTCGCTCTGCTACACAAACTTGGGATGTGCCGGTCCAGATTGTTCTTAAGAGTTACGTCAAGGTCAAGCCAACTCACAGAACTCCTGCTAAGTGGAATAAGCGTCATATGTTTATCCGTGACAACCACACATGTCAGTATTGTCATCGCCACCGCGATAAGTTGCCAGAAGGCAACATTTTGACAATCGACCACGTTTACCCACAGGAATTGGGTGGTAGGACAGAGTGGGAAAACGTTGTTACTGCATGTACTTCTTGTAACAACAAGAAAGCTAACAAGCAGTTGCACGAACTTGGATGGAAGCTACGGCGCCTTCCATACACTCCAACGATGTATGAAATTTGGAGTAAGACGACCTCAAAATATTTTGATCCTGTCAATGTAAATTTGGGGGCTTGACAAACGAAGCGGGAATGAGTAGATTCTATTCATTCCCGTTTTCATTTGGAGGTCTTTGATGTTTTTAGGAGAAATATTTGTAATATTCAGCTTAATTATATGGATGGCAATTAAAGTTGGCCCATGGTGGGTTCCACTCGTTTTATTCTCAATCGCAATTCCTCTCAATTTATGGAATGTTAAGCTAATGAAAGCCCGCCAAGAAAAATTAGCTAAAGAATTCAGTGAAAAACTTAAGCAAGTTGCAGCAGCAACTCCAGTTCCAAATAAAGATGTACTTCGCCCCACCCGCCAGATCAAAATACCGTTTAATCCTCCGGAGGAAAAGTAATCATGGGGTTTTCATCAACAGTTGATTCAACACACATCAACGCACAGTACGATGCGTTAATTCAGATAATCAAAGATACATTTGGAGAAACATCTGATCGTACTACAAAACTACTTAAATTATACGCAGACTTTGAAGATAGAATTAAGGAAGCTCCAGCATCTGGCAAGCTTAATTTTCATTGCGCGTATGAGGGTGGTTACTTAGATCATATTCACAACGTTCTTCGCTGCGCCAAAAACATGGCATCCATGTACAAAAAGATGGGTGGCACCATTGATTTTACAATGGAAGAACTGGTCTTTTGTGCATTACATCATGATCTTGGTAAGTTAGGCACTCTAGAGGAACCATATTACGTTCCACAGGACAGTGAATGGCACCGCAACAACAGGCTGGAAATCTTCAAGCACAACGAAGATCGCCAGTATATCACATCTTCAGATTGTACCATGTTCAATTTACAGAAGTATGGTATTGAACTAACTCAAAATGAGTTTTTGGCAATCAAGATGACTGATGGATTATATGATAAATCCAATGAAAAGTACTTGATCCAGTATGGAGCAGGGCCGTTCCCACTTCGTTGTAGTTTGTTCAGAATAATGCATTGGGCAGATCATATGGCAGCTTGTATCGAATATGACGATGTTCGGGCAAAAATGGTCCGATAACATTATTTCCATATATTTATATGGGTATGCTAATCCGGCATACTAACTTAATGTTAATACATTTTTGACAGAGAGTACCCTAAAATGACGCATTCCACATCATAAGGAGGTGATCCGAATAGGTTATTTTTATTCGATGTTCACCACTAAATTAGGAGTATCTAAGTCAAGGGGAGGCAATTGCCTCCCTTTCACTTGAAAATAATATGTTTAAATATGTCATCTTAGTATCCGGTCTGTTAATATCTGCATGTGCTGCGTGGTTTTCTGTATCTGGAATATCTCAATTATTTATCGGCGCACCAGTTGCTGCCATGGCAATGGCAATCGCGCTTGAAATTGGTAAACTAGTTTCAGTATCTTTCATATATCGAAATTGGAATTCAGTTAGTAAATTGCTCCGTGTATATTTGTTAGTTGGATCTGTCATATTGAGTATAGTAACATCTATCGGCATATATGGTTATTTGTCGGCGGCATATGCAAGTGCCGCAGTTGGTTATAATTCTCAACAAAATGAAATTTCGTTGTTGGATACGAGACAGAAAACATTGACAAGCCAGATTGATGCTAATAATGCGAGAATTCAACAAATTCAACAATATAGAAGTCAGCAAGAGAATAGATTAGATTCATTGGTTGGTAAATCTGGATTTTTAACTCAACAGAAAACAATTAGACAGGCATCGGAAGATGTTCGTGTATTGCAACAACAAGTATCTGCTCTGTTAGTGCAGAAAGATTCATTGGAAATCCAAAAAGTACAATATCAAAACAAGATATCAACAGACGGTAAGTTAGGTACATTTTGGTACGTGGCAAAGACATTTAATACTTCATTGGATACAATCGTCAAGTGGTTCATTCTTATTATTGTGTTTGTGTTTGATCCACTGGCGCTGTCACTGTTAATATCGTATAATCATTTATCAAACACCGTAAAGAAACCAGAAATAACTGTTTTCGAAGAAATTCCCGTAGAACCAATACCAGAACCCGTAGAAGAAACTGTTCCACCACCAGAAGTGCCGGATGTTGTTCAGCCAATTCCACTATCTGGCGCTCCAGTTCGAGTCAGAGATTGACAAAGAAATCCACATCATGTAGATTAGTAGAGGTTATATGAAGATATCGTTTGCAATAACGACACATAATGAAGGTGAATATTTTGAGAAGTTATCATCTCAATTAAGTTGGTTCATCGGACATACGATATTAGGAAGCGACAGATGTGACAAAGAAGAATATGAAATTGTAGTGTTAGATGATTTTTCTACCGATCTTCAATTGGTATCAAAACTACAAATACTAAACCATTCTGCCAATTCATCATATTGTAAAGTATCACAACGTAAATTTGAAAAAGATTTTGCGGCTCACAAAAATTATTTAAATAGTTTGTGTACTGGAGATTATATATTTCAAATAGATGCTGATGAAATTCTTGCAGATAATTTATTGTTAAATTTACATTATATTATAGAAAATAATCAAACTGTAGATTTGTTCATGGTTCCAAGAGTTAATAAAGTAACTGGTTTAACTCCAACACACATAGCTAAGTGGGAATGGAAAGTTGATGAACACGATAGAGTAATGTGGCCAGATTGGCAAGGTCGAATATATAGAAATTCTCCGGAGATCAAGTGGGAATCCGCAGTTCATGAGCGCATTGTTGGAGCAAAAATAATAGCAGCACTCCCAGCCGAAGAAGAATTCGCTCTCATTCATCTTAAAGATATAGATCGTCAAGAAAAACAAAATGCACTTTATGAAACAATTAAGTGAGGTTATATGAAAGAAACGTTAACGTTTGATGATGTACAAATAGTTCCTTCATATTCTGATATTTCGTCAAGATCAGATATACAATTAGCAACTCAGTTTACTCGACGATTCCCGATTCAAAATCCGTTGGTTGCAGCCCCGATGGATACAGTATGTGATTCTAAAATGGCCATCGCAATGTGGATGGCTGGTGGTGTAGGAATCGTTCATAGATTTAGATTGATTCAAGAACAGATGCAAGCAATATCCACAGTTAAAGAATACATGCAAAATGTTTTTGATGAATTAGAAGAAGATACCGATATTAATAATGAAGTTATCGCCGCAGCAATTGGGGCAAATGGCGGAAATTCAGAACTCATTGTAACTGCCCGCTCTTTACTGTCCGCAGGAGCAAACGTGTTGGTTATTGATGTAGCACACGGGCATCATATATACGTTAAGAATGCAATTACTTCGCTTCTAGAACTCAAAGGTGAATATAACTTTGACATTGTAGCAGGATCAATTGCAACCGCAGATGCAGCACTAGATTTGCAGGAATGGGGAGCAGACGCTCTCCGAGTAGGTGTAGGAGGTGGTTCTGTATGTGAAACTCGCATCAGAACTGGTATTGGAGTACCACAATTACAGTCTATCTTTGATGTAATGGAAGTAGCAACTGTGCCGGTTATATCAGATGGAGGTATTAGATACCCCGGCGATGCAGCAAAGGCTTTAGCCGCTGGAGCATCTACCGTTATGTGCGGTAGTTTATTTGCAGGAACTGACGAAGCGCCGGGAGATACATTAGTAGCAGGTAAATGGCCATATAACAAGAATATGAAAATTTATCGCGGAATGGCGTCAGCAACGACTAAACTTAAACACAAAGGAGTAGCAGAGCATGTAGAAGGTGCATCTAAAATAATTGAAGCCAAAGGACCGGTTCAATCAATTATTGATGATCTAACTGATGGTATTAAGTCGTCCATGAGTTATGTCGGGGCAAGTACATTAGCAGAATATCGAAAGAAAGCTAAGTTTGTAAAAATTACTTCGTCCGGTTTAATAGAGGCCCATCCACATCTATTATGAAAACATTAAATAAAGTACTGTTACTGACAGGTATTTTATTAGCGTGTAATATCAAAGCATTAGTAGAACCAGTGAACAAAAAAGAAGAAGTTCACGTTGTACACAAGAAAACAAAGACATTGAAACAATTGAAATACAAAGGAAATTACGAGGAATATTTAAAGGCAATCGCTAAGTTGGAAAGTAGTAACAATTCACACGCTATTACCACGTATGGAAAACAAACATACTTCGGTAAATATCAGTTCAGTAAATCGACGTTAGAATCTCATGGAGTGTATGATGTTGATACATTTTTGTCAGACGAAACACTTCAGGATTCTATAATGATTCAGAATTTACAACGAAACTCTGAAATATTAAACAAAACAATCAAGGAATTCTCAGGTAAAGTTGTAAATGGAGTATATATAACTAAATCTGGAATTTTAGCAGGCGCACATTTGGTTGGGCCGGGAGGAGTTTTGGCAGCATTTTATCCGGAAAAGTACAACCATCCTATTTATGATGGCAATGGAGTTACCGTATTTACGTATATGATACGATTTGGAAATTATAATTTAAGAGGTAACAAGATATGATATATGTTTTATTTTTAGTAGTATTAGTTTTGCTGGGGTTGTCGATATATGCCAATGTTATTTCAATCAGAAAAATGGAGGCGTATGAACGTCAAATAGAAGTAGGTAACGCATTTGACGAACGTCTGTTGGGAGAATTACAACGAGTGTTGGTCACCATAAAAGAGATTGACGAGAAAGGAGCATTTCAGGCAGATGATGAAGTAGGAGATATATTTGATACAATCAAGACTGCAATCCTTAGCTTAGAAGTAGTAATTGGTGATAATAAATGAGAAAACGTAAGTCAACTGACCCCGCTCAGAAAATGTATTTTACAGATGAAACTCAAAATGCCATTATTAGATACAATGAATCTGACGATCCGGAAGTACGAGAGCAAATATACAGAGAATTTATAGAATATCCGTTTGATAAGTTAGCAGAAAATATTATTAATAGATTCAAATTCCCATATATTAATTATTCTTTTGACGATATCAAAAAGCAAGTAGTGTCCTTTCTGTGCATCCACCTCAGTAAATATACAAAAGATAAAGGTAAGGCGTTTTCTTATTTCAGTGTTATTGCCAAAAACTATCTCATATTGCACAATAATAACGGATATAAAAATGAAAAACGCTCTGTTTCTCTGTTTGGCGATATTGATGAACATGCCAGCCCGACAGACTTACCAATTGAAGAAACATTAGTATTAAATGCTCCAGATACACAAAATCAAGAAGAAATGAAAGAATTCGTGAAATTAATGATAACATATTGGGAACATAATGTTACCAAATATTTCAAGAAAAAGCGAGATATTGAAATAGCCAACGCCGTCATTGAATTATTCAAGCGAGTGGACACCATGGAAAATTTCAATAAAAAAGCAGTATATTTGATGATACGAGAAATGACCGATTGTAAAACTTCATACATTACCAAGGTTTTGGGTAAAATGAAGCTTCATATAACCAAACAACTGAATGATTACCGAGAATATGGCATAATTAACGACCCAACTTCTAAATTCTTTACTTATCGGTAGTTATAAAATTATAGATTGACCAGAAAGAGCGGATTTTCCGCTCTTTTTGTGTTTTAAATCTATTTATTAGTATAACATCAGGAGGTGCATATGAAAGGTGGAGAAACCGAAGTTTTTACTGGAAAGACTCTAAGTTCTTTGTTGGAGGATATTTACAATATCAGCCGAGATAAGAGAAAAGACATTAAAGCCGTAATAGGTGAAATGTCTAAACTTATTGTTAATCCAGCCGATGTAGCAAATATCGCCCCGATAATCAAAGATTATTACGATGTTTCAGTTAAAAATGACGATCAGTTGGTTAAAATTGCAACTATCGTCCAACGTGTAATTTCAGCCGAGGCATATCAATCTGGTGAGGGCGGCGGTGAAATTCTTTCCGAATCAGAAAAAGATCAGTTAATTAGAAATGCTGGTAAGGAGCTTGTGGAAGCTACGAAGGAATTGGAACAAGAGTTAACTAAGTTATCTGACGCCGCAAAGCCAAAGGTTTAATATGTCGTGGAAGCGCGTCAAACCAACGGCAAAGCCGATCTATTCAGTTGAAAACCCATTATTTAATCGTCAAGTCTTGTATCCGACGATTGAGTGGGAAGAAATGGTTGAAGCTATCGTTGAAGATGTTATTGTTAACGACGAACATCCATTATTTGATTCTGACGTTGGATATTCAGTAGGTTCTATTCGTTTTAGAGCTATTAATTACAATGCCACTTCTAACGAACAACAACTTAATTGGGCATATCCAATAGATGCAAATTCAGAAGAATTTCCGTTAAAAAATGAAATAGTTCGTGTATTCAAAGCGTTGAACAGATTTTATTACACAACAAAGATAAATCTTGGTAACAACGCCACACATCAAGCTTATTTCGGTATACATTCTACAACTGGACCATCTTTAATTGGAACTGAAATCAATACTAATATTGCTAAATCTGCATATGCTCCTTCGAACGAGGCCGCAGATCAAGATAAATTGGGCGAATATTTTAGCAAGGATAAGGTGGTTTACAGACTGCGACATTGGGAAGGCGACAGAATTATAGAAGGCAGAACTGGAAATTCTATACGATTTGGTTCGGCATGGTTAGACGAAAGAATTCATAAGAACGTATTTGCGTCAGAAAATGAAAATCAATCACCAAACATGTTATTTAGAGTAGGACCAGCCGATGCACTGCCAGTACCAGATTCATACGCCGGAAGAGTTGTTGAAGATATAAATTTGGATAAAACATCCTTGTGGATGGTTTCAGATCAAATAGTCCCGATTAGGTTGGCGACAGTTAATGAACAAGTTCATGGTAAGTCTATTCAAAATTATCCATCTGTATTTGGTGGTGGCCAATTTATAGTTAATTCTGACAGAGTTGTTTTGAACTCACGAACAGAACAAATAATGCTTCATGCTAGAAATGGTGTGAATTTAACTTCTGCAACAGACATAACATTAGATTCAACAAGAAATATTGTGTCGTTGGTTGGTGGAAATGTGTTATATGATATAGTCGGGTCTGTGAAGGAAAATGTAGCGGCTGGCAAGAAAAACTGGGTGCGTGGACAGTATATTGTTGATGTAGATGGAAATTTCAAGGTACATTCGAATTCCAATTTGAATTTACTGTCAAACTCTAAAATTTCATTACAATCTCCTAGTATTTTCATTGGTTCTGACTCTAATTATAAGCATCCAATGGTATTTGGAGATGTTTTAGTACAAATATTACAGGAATTCATTAAGTTGCATTTAGATAACACCGGCCAACATGGCATATCTGCATGTGGAAGTCCGGTTGCACTAAGTCAAGATGTAGCAAGCAGATTGCAAACATTGTCAACAAAATTAAATGATATATTGAGTTTGTCTAGTTTTGTTGGTGGAAATGGCGTCCACAACGAACCAGTTCCAGCAGTACCACCATTAACTTCTACACATGATGTGTATACAGATATGATAACCAAAGAGGGATAATATGAAAAAATCAGAATTTCAAGAAATGATTCGAGAAATTGTTAAGGAAGAAATAGATAATGTAGTAAGTGAAGTGGTCAATGACTACATTAGCAAATACATTCCTGTTATGCTTGGTGAAGTAATTTCCGAAACAGTTGATCGCAGAATTTCTAAATTTGTAGCTAATAACACACCAGTAGCAAAAAAGCGTCCGTTGAAAGAATCTCGAACACTTTTGCTTGATGATGATATTGGTGATACAGAGTACAGAACATTGGGCGGTCGTCCGTTTACGTCTGAAGTTGCAAGATCACCTATGCCGTTTGCAAACAGAGCAAAGGTTGAGGAGATGATCGGATATGGAGATCAATCACCAATCAATACTATTGACAGAATAGTTACTGACACTGGTGTTGAACGTCCAATTGATCCAAATGCTGTGCCAGATTATTTGGTACAAGCACTTAATAAAGATTACTCCGGAATCTTGAAAAAGATGGACGAAAAAGCTAGAAACTTGCGACCAGTATAATGGCTAAACCGTTTGGTATTCTGCTCCCAGTGGAGCGTGGCAACAATGGATATTTTAATCAAGGAATGGATGCGTTGACGCAAATTAAATCCAACTTGATTAATCTTATTTTAACTAAGCGAGGAGAGAGAATCATGCAGCCTCTCTTCGGTTGCACAATTCATAATTTGGTTTTTGAGCAAATAACAGACAACACAATTGCTTCGGCAAGAGCCAGTGTAGAAGAAGCTGTACAATTGTGGATGCCTTTCATTTTGATTAAGGATGTTTCTATATCAAAAAATGAAGATGAACACAAAGTATATGCAACAATTTCGTATAATTTACGATCTAACGTTAAAATCACCGATACAATAACTTTGGTATTGTAATATGGCACTCAGAAAATTAGACAAAGTTTTTTCTCCGAAATCAAAAGAGATTAATTACTTAAACAAGACATTCCCACAATTTCGTCAAAGTTTAATAGATTTTGCCAAGGTGTATTATCCTGATACATACACAGATTTTAACGAATCATCCCCCGGCATGATGTTTATTGAAATGGCAGCGTATGTTGGTGATGTATTGTCATACTACACAGACGCACAGTTTAAAGAAAACCTACCACAATATTCTCAAGAACTCGATAACGTTTTATCCATCGCGCAGTCATTTGGATACAAACCAAAGCCACGTACGGCGGCATCTGTGACACTAGATGTTTATCAAATTTGTCCAGCATTGGATGTTACTAGCGCATACGCATTAGATTCTACATATTTGTTAAAAATAGATTCTGGAATGATACTATCATCACCACAATTTAAAACACAATTTAGAACTCTTGAAGTTATAGATTTTTCAAATGAATTAGACCGCGAAGTAACTGTATATTCTGTTGATGGTCTAAACAATCCATTGACATATTTAGTTAAAAAGAAAGTAACCGCAACGGCTGGTACGATAAAAACATATACTGCTACATTTGGCGCACCGCAGAAGTTTTCAAAAATTACTATTTCTGATTCTAACATATTAGAAATATTACGAGTATTAGATTCAAATTCCAATACTTGGTACGAAACTGATTATCTTGCTCAAGATATGGTATTTGAAGATAAAAACAATTTGCGAAGTGCTGCTTCCAACGAAAGCACGGCACCTTTTTATATACTAAAATTGAAGAAGCAAGCTAGACGTTTCGTAACACGATATGATAAGAACTATAATTTGGAAATTCAATTTGGTTCTGGTGTTGTAGATGATTCTGATTCCAGAGTTAGCTTGGATGCAAAGCGCATCGCCAACTCTGAATATGAAAATTATTTGGCATCTACTCCGTTAGATCCAGCCAATTTCTTATCTTCGAAGTCATACGGATTGGCACCATCTAATACAACATTAACGATCACGTACTCGACTGGCGGGGGAATTGATTCCAACGTTCCTTCAAATTCTATTACTAAAATAGATAATGTGGTGTTTCTTAATGACACATCTGGATATTCAACCGCTCAAGCGAGATTGTTTGAAGATATTAAACTAACAGTTGCAGTCAATAATTCTCAACCAGCAACCGGTGGTAAGGATCAGGACAGCATTGACGAGATTAAGCAAAATGCTGTGGCATTCTTTAATGCACAAAATAGATTGGTTACTCCAGAAGATTATATTGTCAGATGTTTTGCAATGCCAGCTAAATACGGTGGTGTAGCTAAATCATTTGTTGCTAGAGAAGATCATCTAATGGCAATATCTACAGCAACGAATACATTGACACCTCCCGGTCCCGGTGATTTTGTGCCGGAACCAGTTGGTCAAAACAAAGTTAATTTGTATGTTTTGGGATACAACGGCAACAAGCGTTTGACGACATTAAATGCAGACACCAAAACAAATCTTAAAAACTACTTAGAAGCATATAGAATGCTTACAGACGAAATTAATATTTTGGATGCATTTGTTGTTAATATCGGGGTAGAATTCAAGGTCATCGTGTACAGAAATTACAATATGAACGAAGTATTGGCAAGATGTATTGATGCAATAACTCAGTTCTTTGATATTAGTAAATGGGACATCAACCAACCAATTATATTGAATGATTTGTTGTTAGAAATTGCATCTGTGGACGGGGTACAAAATGTTTCTTCATTGAAAGTATTCAACAAGTATCAGTATAGAGATGGATCAGATTACTGGAATTTCTTGTACGATTTGGATGCCGCAACAGATAATGGTATTATATATCCATCTCTTGATCCATGTATTTTTGAATTACGATATCCTGAAACTGATATTATTGCTAACGCAATACAATAAGAGATAATTAATGAGACAATTTTATTTTCCAACTCAAGACGCCAGTATCTATCAAGAATTTATATCAAGAGAGACTGGATTGGATGAAATTTTAGAAGTGGGTAAGAATGAATTGGGGACGAAATCTATTCGATCTTTGATTCAATTTGATATCGACACAATTTCAGCTAGTATAGCTAATGGTACCATTTCTCAAAATTCTGTGTTTGATTTAAAATTGTTTGTTGCTAATGGAGAACGATTACTTAGAAATCAAGTTGTTCAACTAATGCCAATTAGCGAAAGCTGGATTGAGGGTCAGGGATATTATTATCAAGACATGCTAGAAGAATCGCAAGGACCAACTTGGGTATATAGATATTCGGGATCTCTTTGGGGAAGTTCTGGATCTACATTTTCTGGATCTCCAACAAGTAGCGCAACTTTAACAACTCCATTAACTGACGTTACATTTGATGTAACTTCTATGATATTGAATTGGGTATCGGGAACAATAACTAATAATGGATTTTTGGTTAGATTTCCAACTGGATCAGAAGTAGATTCGTATAACAAGGGAAAAATTTCATTCTTTTCTAAAGATACACATACTGTATTTTCTCCTACGTTAATTGCTAAATGGGATGATTCTTCACGAGACACCTCCTCGATGTCAGCATCCGTCAGTTCTGGTTTAATAGTGTATCCGTCAAATTTACGTCCGTTATATAATCCAAATGAAGTTGTTCGAGTTGATTTGGTAGCAAGAAAGCAATACCCACTCAAAACATTTAGTAGTACTTTTGTTGAGTGGAATAATTCATACTTACCATCTTCATCTTATTATTCTATCGTGGATTTAAAGTCAAATGAAGTAATTGTTCCGTTTGACGATTACTCAAAGATTAGTGTAGATGCAGACGGAAACTACTTTAACTTTAGAGTACAAAAGATGTACCCACGCCGTTACTACAAACTTATGATTAAGGTTATAAGTGGTGGATACACGTATGAATTTGATAACAACTATTACTTTAGGATAAATGGTTAATGCCAACAGCACTAGAAGAACTATCCAGTTCATTGGCTGGTAATACGATTACAGAACCTCCGGTTGACTTGAATCAATCATTTATAGCAGATCCAACCACAATTAGATATCCTGCGGTTGTATATACTGATGCATTCTTGAATAATCCTGTCACGTTCTCGTCCAGTATTAAATTCTATGACACAACAATTATACCTCAATTGCCTAGCGGGGCTGATCAATATGAACGTGATATTGCTCAATTTTTGTCTGTTCGTACTAATACCCCACACGACAATCCGCAATATTTCCCTGTGTTGTCTAAAACTTACATCTTAGACAGAGCTAAATTTACGACTGGAATTAACACGAAATTTACTGAGTTTGTTCCGCCGTCACGATCAATAACGTATTTTAAGGGATAATATGGCTAATCAACTCAACTTTATAACACAGATAAATAATTCTTCAGATGAAAGAATTCATAGATTGTCTACGAAAGACTATGATTTAGTTGTTCGTGGAGAAGTCATGAAATTGTTTGGAACCAGCCCAAAAGACAATTTGGAAGTTTGGTTTTACTTTCCAGACGGAAGTTTTGCATCTACTGTAAAAATTCCAATTACTGACAACTCTATTATGTTGTCAACTATGTACGATGTTTCTGGATATTTTGAATATATCAATGTTAATTTAGAAACTGTGATAGAATACGCTAAATTGGCTCCGGGTAGATACTCAGTTACGATTTATTTCTTTAGTGATGAGATTGGATCACGCGGTCACCAAAAGCTTTTAGTTAAAGAAATTTCTCCGTCCAGAACAGAATTGAAGTTATCTCCTGTTAATCAGAATAACGAGACTGCTACTGAAATATTTGAATTTGTCGTTCCTTCAGTACCAAGAGTATACGCAGAAGGTATAATTGATGAAATATCCGGTCAAAATTCTGATTTGGTTAAGGGGGAAGCCGTCACCATTACAGATATCACTCAAAAGTTAGATCAGGCTACATTACAAAGAATATCTAACTGCGGTGGTCAAGCATCTTTTGTTGATCTATATAACCATGTGATGTCATCTATGTTTTCCGCTTCGTTGGATAAAATTTCAACATCGAATGATCCAAAAGTACAGATGCTAGAATTACAAGCTTACATGTCATCTTCATTAAGTGACACTATAATAAATTTTAAGAATTCGCGTCAAATTGATCCGCGATTTAAGTTGGTTTAATTATGATACAATATCCTACGACAATATATCCTAATTTATGGGTAGAAATGGAATTTTCGGGTTCACCGTCACTGACGGATAATCCCCCGGTTCCATCCAATCTATTGTTTGATTCATCCTTATTTCTTCGTGAAAAGATTACTTCTGACATTAGATATGATGGCATAAATAAAAGTTTACCTATTTATATTAATCATGGTAGTCACATGTCGTGGGACGGTAGTTGGTTATTCTCCTACACAGCTACGTATGAATTTATTTATACTACTGATGATGGCATGAGATTTTACATTGATGGCAATTTAATATCATTGCCAACTTCAGCTAGCTCTTGGATAGATCAAGCTCCAACTTTATATAAAGTCAAGGTGCCAGTTTCCAAGGGGTATCATAATATAAGAGTAGAATGGTATAATAAACGTGCTAGTAGTGGAATTGCTATGTTTGATTGGAGATTGGCGGAACAGGCTGTTAGAGTAACTCCGGTGTCATCCAACATTCAGAAAAATTATACAGCGGGTTCTCATACGCCAATTCCATCTGAAGATTTATTGTTTGAAAACGTATCAGAAAATTATGTATTAGTAACGTGCATTTGTCCACCGGGATTAAATGTAGTGCCGCCGTCGATCACAATGGACCCGCACACGGCACAGATAGTAAAGTTAAATTTTGATCCGGCTGTAGTAGATCAATATGCATTGGGATTAAATAAAGCAACGTGCGAACTTCAGGTTGTAGCTGCGCTAGGAGACGCTGGGGTGGGCATTCCAATTGGGATACTCCCATCGGGCGGTTAACTGTAGATCGTAGCACCACGAGGCATCTAGAAGCGTTAGAAACGGAGTTATAAATGGCAAGTACAATCGTTGGAGTACAAACAATTTCACCATATACACCACCGCCGGGGGGAGTATTAGCCACATCTGTAGATCAAATGTATGTAATTCATGGTGATTTAACGGCATCGTTAACATATAATGTCGGGACTCCTATAGTTACTCAATCGAAACATATAACAATTAGCAATAAATGTATTCTTAATTCCTTGCATGTAGATGTCTCTGTTCCGTCATTTTATTCTTTGTTAACTCCTGTTTCGTTTGATATATCCCCATCAGATTTTCAAGTAATATACTATCGTATTGATGAAGCTTCGTTACAAGCAGCAGTTGCAGCCGGAAATACATTTTTGGATCAAGATATCACATTATCATTTACACCATTAAATGTTACAGGTCCAGTCTATATCAATCCATTAATTGATTTTTCAGATGCGTTAGGTCGAGTTTAAGGAGAACGTAATAAATGCCACAAACATTAATAAGTGGGTCTACAATTCCTGTAAGTTTTTCTCCAACATCAGTACCATATGATGTATTGATTAATGTTTTGCCGCCCGTTCCTACGTTCGGTCCTTCTATAGTTAATTTACGACACACTGTTCAAATTAATCCAATTGAAATTCCATTATTTGATGTCATTACACAGGCGATCAACGAAAAAATTGGTACTCGAATCCAAGATTTCTTTGATCAAGATCGTCATTTAAAGACATTATTAAACTTTGGTAATGATTATCAATCATTAATAACAAATTGGGCATATGTTCCTGCCGCATCTCCAACAACAATCGGAGATGTGTATGTCAAGTTGTATAGACCACTTCCGGCATCCATTCAAATATCCACTCCCGTATTCATTACGAAAGAAAAATCATATCCTGTCATTGACAAGATATATGTAACTCGTGCTCCAGACATTCCAATTCTAGAATATCTTCGTCCACCAAATAGATCAATTTCGGTTACCGGCCAACAAGGCAACACTGTTGATAAAGTAACACTTTCTGGATTATTGGGAAGTGGAGCATTCAATCCAGTAGCACCGACCGACACGGTGATGCAGCAATGGTATACTACTGATTTGGCTGGAGCAGAACTAAACGTAGATTATAGTGATTTTAGAAATTTCGTATTCTTTGGATCTGCAGCCAAGAGACTCGAAGCTTTCAGAAATAAGTTAACTTTACTTGAGCATTACAATTCTGTAATTGCTCAGAATTCTGCATCTATTGTCACAATCGCCAATCAGGCATCTATGATTGATTTGACGACAGATTCAATGTCGTTAGATAGTTCTACTTGGACAAAGGTTGGTGCCTCGGTCACAGGAAATCTTGCGATAGCACCCGATGGAACTGCGACGGCTGATAAAATAACAGAAGACACCGGATCATCTTCGGGTGGTCAGCATATGGTCTATCAGCTTATTACTGATTCTTATGCTGGAAACGTTACTATTACTGGATATGTCAGCGCATCTTTAACAGATCGTTATCGTGGTCAATTCTATGCCGATGTTGGTGGTGCCCATCGTATGGGTGTTACATTTGATTTGTCGTCTGCATCTATTAGTAATGCTACATTGGGAAGTGGATCTATAGCAACATCATCTATTGCTCCTGCTGGTGGTGGATGGTATAAGTTATCTGTAACGGGAAGACCGCACCCAACTGCGTCCGCAATCTCTGTTATAACAAGACTATACAGCGGTTCCACTGGAGTTTCAAATTACACCGGTTCTGGAGTTGCAAGTCAATATTGGTGGAATGTTAAGATGCAGGCTCAAGGAACTCCTACATATTCAACATATACTTCTCCCGCCATTTATTATCCTGCTTATGAAGTAGCAAGCCAACGTCAAGACTTATTGCGATCTTTTGATGGTTATGAGCAATTCTTGTATTACGATAGTGGCTCACAATATTCCAGTTCATTTGCTGTTGATTACGACGATGATGACGAAATTGCTTATTATGTTGATGCTACATGGCCTAAAGTCAATGGTTCTGTAGTAACTGTTGCGTCTGCATCGTCGTGGTACAATAGTATCGTAGCTATCGCTGAAAAATATGATGCTCAAAACAAGAATCGTTTCACAAATAATATTCCTGAATATATAACACTGGATGATGATTCTGTAGACTATCTTACATTCTTTGATTTAGTTGGTCATATGTTTGACACTGTCAAGTTGTATATTGACAATATGACAACAATTTATGATCGTGGAAATTCTGCAACTGATGGGCTTTCGATGGATTTGGTATGGGATGTTGCAAATGGTTTGGGTATTGATGTACCAAATCAATATACGCTTCAAACACTATACAATTACGCAATTGGAAACGTATCCGGGTCAACCACAACTGTATACAGAGAGGCAGCAGCGGAAACTTGGAAGAGATTTTTACATAACCATATCTTCTTAATGAAATCCAAAGGAACTAAGACTGGATTATTGTCATTACTAAACACATATGGAATTTTGGGCACGTCCCTTCGTGTTCGTGAATCTTCTACACCGTCATTCTTTTACCCATCAGCTTCCTACGAAGTCAAGGAAGAAAATACATATGCATTATATGTTTCTTCTTCAACTCGTTTGGATTTTACATTAAATATAGCACCATTTGTAGGATCTGCTAATACAGTTCAATTTAGATTTGCGCCGTCAATAGCATTCATGTCATCTTCTGCACAACAAACTAGATTGTTTGGACAGACACAAGCTAATGAATATCCTAATAATCAATTATTAGTAAACATTCATAAATCTGGTTCTCTTTATAGATTGGAATTAGTCAGCGGATCAATTTTGATACTTTCAAGTTCATATAACAAATGGGTCGCAGAAGAATTTTATAATGTAGGTATAACGGCGCAAAGTGGTCGTGGTTCAGCCATGTATTTTTCAAAAGTTGCGGATGATGCCACATTTGATATTTCGAATACGTGTACCTCCCCATCAGAAAGTTATTGGAATGCTGGCAGTCTTAGTATTGGTGGAACAACATTCGCCGCAACAACTGCGTCGTTTGATGGATATATTGATGAAGTTAGATTTGTTGGTGAATATTTAACTCAAACATTATTTGATGCGTGGTCAAAAACACCGGGGTCATATTTTGGTAGTGATTACACAATGGCATCGGCATCGTTACGACTAAGACATTCATTTAACATTCCAGTTCCAGTTTCCGGAACAACTGTTCCTATAAAGAACGAGGCTCCATCTGCTGTAACTGGATCGACATTTTTTCCAGTAACATCTAGTCTTTTTAATTTTCCGTACATTGCAACATATCCATATAATACAAGAATATTTACTCGTCATATCGTGCTTCCATCTCCGAATGCTGGAGGGTCCGTATATGATTCTAATAAGATTATAGTCAATGATCCACCGACATTGGTTTATATTAGCGGATCAACAGTTCCGGTATTATCAAAAAATACAAGCATAGTATCTCCTAAGACTTTATTGGAAACGGATACAAAAGCAAACAACAATATTGGATTATATGTTTCAATAACTGATTCGATTAATGATTCCATCTACAGAAGTATGGGACCAATTGACTATCATCAACAAATTGATCCGGTAGACTTGTATTCATCTTCATATTCGTCTCTTGATGCACTCAATAATTTCTATTGGAGTCATTACGCTTATTCTTATAATATCAACTACTATTTGACATATGTAAAGAATTTGTTTAATGCTGTATTTGAGCAAGCAGAACAGATGATTCCTGCGAAGGCTAAGTTGCTAGCTGGTGTGGTTATAGAGCCACACGCACTAGAACGTAAGCGTGTACCATTAACTCCGGTTAAGAGAGAAGACGACGAAATTTTGAATATGGTAGCAACACCAGCCACATATCAACCAACGAATGTGTTGGGTGAAACACTAGATTATTCTACTGAAATTGATCGTATTGAAGTGGGTGGTGTCGTATCTGACATTGTTGACGAAGTTGCTACATTGGATACAACTGAAAATATCATGGCTACCGCACAAGATACTGATTTGTCGGTCACAATCGGTGCTGTTCAACAAGTATCTATCAATGCACAAGATTTGGATAATATTTCTCATGTTAACATTTCTAGTGTTATGGACACTGCTAGATTCTACGTTAACTCATATTATTCTGGTGCGTTGTACGTTGAACCAATTTATGGGCCGTACTCTGATCCAGAATTGGATATTGGAGCGGGCACTTACTTTACTGACGTAAGTGGATTGATCGGTACTACAGAAATAACCTATATTAGAAATGCTATTTACAACAACCTATTGCATTGGAATTCTGGCACAACATATTTCAAAGCTGATATGGTATCATACCCACGTACATATAATGGTGATTTGAATATATTGTCAACTACATATAAAAATTTCGTTATTTCTAATCCGAATGGATGGTTAACACAATCAGTTGTATATAGTACGGTTAATAATTTTACTGATATCAGTTCTAATACAGTATTGGAATATAACAATAATACTTTATTAAATTATATTAGAACAAATAGTACAACAAGTCCACTTTTTATATTTATGGCACCTGCAAGCTCAAGTGCATATATTGTTGCTTCTCCAAATAGATTTGTAAATTATGGATATTTGTTTAAAGCAGATCCTCTTGCTGATGGAATGCCAGCGTCAAAACAATTTACTATTGTTACTACCATATATAATGGTAAACCAATACCAGATACTATGCTGGCAAGAGTTGATACCATTAATTTAAATCAACAAACATGTATAGGTTATGAAACTGCTTATACATCAAGTGTTGCTATATTTAATAGAAACGCAAACGTTATTAATTTAAGTAATAATTTATTCTTGTTATATGGAATATTTTGGGTATCATCATCAAATTTAACATCTGCATTTGAAACTTGTAGTATGCAAATACAAGTAAATTCTGTATCTTCATCATATTTAGGTGGTGCGTTTATAACAAATCAACTTATATCAGAAGATAATATATTATCAATGGTTGATCCTGCACCAACAAATTGGTATTATTCCAAGATTAATAATTTTATTAGTAATCAACCTCCAGATATTGATACTGCACATTGGGGTAAAGTACCGTATGTATCCACAACAAAAAATGTTTTAAAGAAAGCAGTGATTGTTTCTGGAAATTTGAGTCTTGTTGATCCAAATAACGTTCCAACCGGCGCCGCAGTCGTGCGGGGATATTTGCCTCAACATTGGCGCTTCTTTAGACCAAATTATGCTGCATTCATACGTTCTAGATATTCTGGATGTTTGCAAACTTCGGCTACGACAATTGACGGTGGCGCTCCAGTAGAAATATTGCAGAGTTTGGATACTTCGTTGACTGTTCAGCCGTCAGTACCAGTAATTCCAACAAATAATGCAACAGGGCCAATTTTGGGAACTAGCTAAAATTTAGCTTGATCAAATACGCCGTAACCTCACTATTTATATAAAGTTCCAATATTCTACAAAAATATTGTAAAAAATCATGGAGTGTCAAAATGGGATTTCTAAATAATAATACTTTAACCGTCGAAGCTATTCTTACCAAAAAAGGTAGAGAATTGCTTGCTGCTGGCGGTGGCTTAAATATTACTCAATTTGCCGTCGCTGACGATGAAGTTGATTATTCTCTTTATGCTCCTACGCATCCACTAGGAACCGCATATTACGGTTCAATTATCGAAGGTATGCCATTACTTGAGGCAGTTCCAGATGAAACCCAAGTTATGAGATACAAACTAGTTACGCTTCCACGCGGAACCAGCCAAATTCCTATTATTTCTATTGGAATGCCTTCTATTACAATCCAATACGGTCAGAATTCTTCTGGTGTCACAATCACACCGTCCACATCTCAGGCCGGTTTGGCAGTAACATTAAACAGCACATTGGGATATTCTGCTATATTGTTTGATTCGAATGCGGCAACGTTAGTCGGTAACGGAGTAGCATCTGGTGTTTCTCCACGATTCTTTGGAGATGCAATATCAGCCAATGCAGCGGTTGCAGTTGGAAAGACGTTCACCATAATTCCAAAGGCGGTTACAACAATTACCAACACGAAGATCACAATTATTGGTAATGAAACTGGTGGAACAATCACAATTCCTGTAACTGTCAATCCGTAATAGAAAAGGAGATAGCACATGTCTGTTTATAAAAGTTTCGCATCAGATGATATAGTTCAAGCCAATCCAGCCGAAGTAACGACTGGTCTTTGGCCTAATGATACTGGAAGTCTTACAACCTTTTTCAGTTCCAGTACTCAAGCATCTGGAACGAGCGGCCAATTCTATTGGGATGTATATTCTACAAACCCATTAACAGACAGTGCCGCTGTACAATGTTTTGCTGTGGCGTATGGTAACAGAACTGGTCAAGGTCACCCAACGCTATTACAAAACAATACTTCGACTGTAGCAACTCAAGCAGTCTATAGTCAAATGAGAAATCTTCTATTAGATCCTACCGACACACAATTTACCTTTGCTAACAACTATTCTTCAGATAACATTTATGTTATTGCATTACAGCGTAGCAGAATGAAGGAACGTTTAGATCCGGGTAATTGGGTATTAACATTAAGTGGTACCAATGGTCGTTCTACATTTATTGACGATAGTGGCCAATCTTTGGGTACTGCATTTGGTAAGTCTGGAGAAGTATTTAATGTTGCATCCGGATCGCTTTCCGGAACTTTGGGATATACGATTGCATCATCTGCATCACTTTCTCGTGGTGGATATGGATTGGTTTATCCAAGTTTGGGAATTATCGTATTGAATTCTGATGCTATTGATCAAACAGTTGGGTTTGTAAGTGGTGGATTTTATGTATCCGGTTCACAACCGTTTAAAGTTGTCTCTGGATCACAAACGTTACCACAATATAACCATGTTGGTTTGTATAATTCCATTAAGTTGGGTGCAAACTTCCAAGCACGTAGCTCAGAAAATATTACGTCAACTCATTACTTCGTAAGATTACGCGCTAAGGAATTTAACTATTCCAACAATCCTACATATTATGATGAAGCAACTGGTAATTTAACATGGGCAGCATTTAAGGATGATCCAAGAACATTTGTAACAACAGTTGGTTTGTATAATGATAATAACGAATTGTGCGCTGTTGCTAAGTTAAGTCAGCCAACACAAAAAGCAAGCGACACCGAACTTAATATTAAGGTCCGTTTGGATTTTTAATGAGGAGGTAGTATGAAGCCTCTTCCACAAGGAAGTTACATTATACGACCGTTTAAGGCATACAAAGACCACACCTATGTATACACATATGGCGGCACTAATAAGTGGTTTTTGTCTATAGATGAAGCGGCTGTACCTCCGGCCAATTGGAAGTCTACAGTATATTCGCAGACGTTTAATTCCGGTAGTGGATTAGAAAAGCACACGTTATATGGATTTGTAGAAAACTTTTTCTATCCTACAATTGCACCAACGCAGAGTAATATCCCGCCAATTTTCGATAGGGGGTGGACATTTGATTCACAATCAATCGGGGTATACGTTGTAGGAGTTTCTCAAGCTTCTTTTGGGGAACAGATTAGGCCCGGTTCTTTTGTATTAACAAGTGGATCGGTTTCCATACTTGACGACGGACTTGGAAGGTTGTATACTTCCGTATCTCCTGCCGGAACTTACGTTGGAAATATATTCTATTCATTCGGAATAGCAGTAATTTCAAAACTCGGAGCGGGTACAGGAATTACAGCAAATGGAATGGGATTGAGCGATCTTTCAGCCGTTACATTAAAGTATCGTTCTCAATTAACATTGTATGAGCATTCTATACAATGTACGATGGAAAAGGGTGAATTTAATTATTCGACGAACCCGTCGTTAATTTTGTTCTCTTCCTCGTCAGTAAGTGGAAGTTCATTGTTGATGAATGAATTGTTAAGTGGTTCTTTAACTCCATACATTACCACGATTGGTATGTATAACGACAATTGGGATTTAATTGCGGTGGCAAAGGTTCCACGACCAATTCGAAGAATTGTAGAAATGGACCAAACATTCATAATTAAATTTGATATTTGAGGATAAACCATGTCAGATATTTTAAATCTGTATGAAACAAGCGGTAAACTTAGACTAGTTCAAGCAAGACAAATTCCTGAACAACAGGTTAATTTCTTTGATGTTAATAGTCAATTTCAGACACAATTTGAAGCATTTCAAAAGCTTCGCACGACATCTTATACTGATACAGCATTAGCATATTACGATAGTGCTAGAAAGAATATGGTCATTCCAGCCTCTTATAAACCAATTGAGGCGGGGATCAACTTAAATCGCTGGGCGCCTGAAAAGAAGTATTACGAAGCAGGACAACATATTGGGTAAGTAAAGTGTTCTTAGCAGTCGGTTTGGTAATAATCTCCTATATTTATAGATACTAGATATAGGAGATTATATGTTATGTGAATGTGGATGTGGTAATATTACTAAGTTAAATAAAAAACAACAACATAATAGATATATTGTCGGTCATAGTACAAAAAATAAAAAGCGCACCGATGAGCAAAGAAAAAAATATAAAGATTCGTGGACGCCAAAACGGCGCGAAGAAAAAAGACAGAGATGGTTAAATAACAACCCTATGAAAAATGAAGATGTTGTAGCTAAATTTTTAGGAGAAAACAATCCAGCCAAACGATTGGATGTACGAAAAAAAATATCTGATAATAATTCAATGAAAGATTCTATAAATATACAAAAAATTATTGATTCTGATGGGTGGAAACAAAATAATTTGATTTCAATTGATCGTTGGGCACGTAACAACCCAGCAAAAAATAAAAAATTATTAGAAAAACGAATAGATACATATACGAAAAGACTAGCAGAAGGAAAATATTCTATAAAAAATAATTGGAAAACCGGCTGGTTTTCAAAAAATGATGGCAATAAAGAATGGTTTGATTCTTCGCTAGAAGAAAATAGAATGAATTTTTATGAATCAATAAATGTGGTGTGGACTAAAAAACATGGTATACGAATTCCATATATTAATAATGAATTGCACACGTATTACATACCAGATTTTTTAGTAGATAATAAATTTTTAGATGAAGTTAAAGGATGGATAAAACCGATTGATAAGATAAAAGCAACAGTAGCAAAAGAATATTGTAAACAACATAATTTAATATATAGATTTTATTTAGGAACAAAATTAATATCGGAGTTGTCAAGTGATTAAATTGCGGCTTTTATTAGAAAATAAAGAAACATTTGTATTAAACTACTTGAGCCGACTTTTAAAGGGAAGCCCATTCGAAAATCATGTACTATTAGCAGGTGGTGCAATCAGAGATCAAGTTATGGGCAAGCCGGTAAAAGATATTGATATTGTTGTAACAATGCAAGATGGTGGAATTACATTTGCTGAATGGATTTGTAAAAAAACTGGTGCATACAAAAAGGATGTTAATCCTCTAATATTTCCTAGATTTGGAACGGCGAAATTTAATCTTCGCGGTGTGAAAGTTGACGGTCTTGATTTGTCTGATATTGATATTGAGGCTGTTATGACTCGTGGAGAAAAGTATACCGCTGGATCAAGAAAACCAGATGTTGTATATGCAGATCTTAAGACAGATGCAGAACGCAGAGATTTGACAATTAATGCAATGTACAAAGATCTAACCACAGGCAAAATTCTAGACCCAACAGGATTGGGAATGCAAGATATCAAAGATCATGTTATTCGCACTCCATTAGATCCTGATATTACATTTGAAGATGATCCGCTTCGCATGTTGCGCGTCATCCGTTTTGCTGTACGTTATAACTGGAAAATTCCGACATATATCGTTGATTCCTTGAAAAAGAATGCCGGTATGTTGAAGAATATTTCCATGGAGCGAATTCAAGATGAATTCAACAAAATGCTTCTATCTGACAGACCGGCAGAAGCAGTAAAATTGCTCACGTATACTGGATTGGCAACATATTTCCTACCAGAAATAATTGCTACGATTGGTGTCGGTCAGAATCAATATCACAAAGATGATGTGTTTTCTCACACGATGGAAGTATTATCCAACACACCGCCAGATTTGGTTGTGAGACTGTCTGCCATTTTCCACGATATTGCAAAACCAGCCGTCAAGACAGAAGATGAAACTGGAATTCATTTCTATAAGCACGAAGATGTTGGTGCGGAAATGGCAGCTAATATTATGAAACGCATGAAGTATTCTACAGAACAAATTCAATCTGTAGTTAACATCGTTGCCAATCATATGCGTTTGAAAAGTGCCGGTCCAAATGGTGATCAAGTTTCTGATAAGGCATTACGTAAATTTGCTGCTCACATGGGGAATGATCTTGACCCGGCGTTTAAATTAATGCACGCTGATAATATTTCACATGCAGAAGGCGCATCAATGCCTAATCAAATTCCTGCAATGGCTGATAGAATCAAGAATATTACGATGGTCATTCCAGCAAAACCAAAACTTCCTGTCAATGGAAATGATATCATGACTGCATTTAACATGAAGCCGGGACCAGAAATTAAGAAAATCTTGGCTGCGGTTGAAGATGCGTGGTATGAAAATCCTGAAATGACTAGAGATCAGGCAATGCAAATTGCTGCGTCTGCTGTTAATGAACCAACGATGACTAGTGGACATGCTAATGATCTATTGAATCAGAAAATTCGCAATCCTGTCACTAATCACGACATACTTATTAAAACAGCCCTACAGTATGACCACGATCACCCGGTCAGAAAAGCGGCAGAAGATTTCATAAAACGAAATCAATAACTTTAATAGAGAATTATCATGGCAAAAACACCACGGTCACGTAAAGCAAAAGGCAGAAGATTTCAGCAGGAAGTACGAGATAAGCTATTAGAAGAATTTAAAGATCATTTAGAACCAGATGACGTTCGTTGTACAATTATGGGACAATCGGGAGAAGATATAATTTTATCACCTGCCGCTAGAAAACTCATTCCATATTCTATAGAAGCAAAGAACCAAGAAAAGCTTAATATATGGAGCGCGTTAGAACAAGCAGAGTCTAATTGTAAAAGCGGAATTGAACCTGTGTTGGCGTTCAAACGTAATAATAGCAAAGCATACGCAGTCATTTCATTAGATCATTTTATTAAATTAATGTCTGTATTCAAACCACCAGTTCAAGTACTTGACAAATAAATCTAATCTAGCTATCTTTGTAGATTGGAGGTTTTATGTACGATGTAAGCAAACTACTCTCAATTTCTGCATCTGTATTGGGACAGTATAGGGAATATTCTCACACGGAATACTACTTTTACTGTCCCTTCTGCAATCATCACAATCCAAAATTGGCATTAAATCTTTCAAAAGGTAAATGGCATTGTTGGACTTGTGATTCTGGTGGTTATACACTATTGTCGTTATTCAGAAAGTTAAATGTAAGTAAAGAACAGATACGAGAGTTACAAACTATTTTACACGACGAAATATCGTATGTTCAACACGATACTCCGTCTGTTGAAATACGCCTTCCCGATGATTACCAACCAATGTGGATTCCAACCAAAGAACTTGAATACAAACATGCAGTAAAATATCTTCGATCAAGAAACATCACTAAATATGATATAATGAGATACCGCATAGGCTACTGTAACACAGGTCCGTACGCGAACAGAATCATCATCCCTAGTTATGATGATGCGGGTAAACTGAACTACTTTGTTGGTAGAGATTTCTTCGGCAATAGCACACTCAAATACAAAAATCCACCCATTAGCAAAAACATAATTGGATTTGATTATCACATCAATTGGAACTACCCAATTGTATTGTGTGAAGGAGTGATGGATGCAATAGCAATTAAGTGGAACGCGATTCCACTATTAGGAAAAACATTACAAAACAAATTACAACAAAAAATTGTTGAAAAGCAAGTCAGTGAAATATACATTGCGTTAGATTCGGATGCGGCAAATGCAGCAATGCGTCTGTGCGAAACATTGCTAAAAGATGGCCAAACTGTGTATATGGTTAATCTTACAGGCAAAGATCCTAGTGAAATTGGATTTGCTGGTATGCGAAAACTAATAGAAGAATCTAAAGAAGTAACGTTCAAAGATAGGCTTTCAATGAAATTATCAAAGGTGAATGCATGATAAAAAGTATAGCACATATAGCAGATTTACATATACGATTATATAAGAGACACGAAGAATACAGGCAAGTTTTAGATACACTATGCACCGATTTACAGGCGTGGTATACTCGTGTAAATAAACAAGGAATGATTGTTTTGGCAGGTGATATTGTTCACTCCAAAACAGATATGAGTCCTGAGATGGTAGCTCTCACCACAGAATATTTGAAGAAAATTTCTGACATAGCTCCAACAATATTGATTGCTGGAAACCACGATTTAAATTTATCCAACCCGCATAGATTAGATGCATTAACTCCTATAGTCGATAGCATCAATTCCAAAACACTATATTACTTGCGAGATTCTGGTGTCACAACATTTGACAATGTTGATTTCGCTGTGTTCTCAATTATAGGAGACGCGGCTAGTTGGCCTGATGTTCCAAAATCATCCAATGTCAAAGTAGCATTATATCATGGTCCGTTAATTAATGCAAAAACGGATGTTGGTTACACTATTACAAATCATGCTCTTGATATAAAGAGATTTGCTGGATTTGATATTGTAATGTTGGGAGATATTCACAAATATCAAGTATTGCAATCATCTACACCAGTTATTCTATATCCCGGTTCTCTAATTCAACAAAATCACGGTGAAACGTTAGAAAACCATGGTTGGATTGAATGGGATTTATCAACAATGGCACATACACATCATCCAGTTAAAAACAACTATGGTTATGTAACTTTGGAGATTGACTCTTCGAAAAAGTTTAGTACTCAAGGAATTCCAGAGAACATCAGACTCAGATTACTGACGGAGAACTTAGACGCCACCGAGATTAAAAAAATCATATCGTTGATCAGAAAGAAACATGTCGTATTAGAATACACTGTTTCCAAATTAATTCCTAAGACTACATCTACAAATACTAAAGTGTCTGCGGCAGTGGATGTTAAGGAGGTTTCTAATCAAAACAAATTGATTGAGACGTACGTCAAAAATACATTCCCAGCAGCCACGGAAGATACTGTAAAGAAAATAGTAGAAATAAATACGCGATTAAATTCAAATATAATAGATGATCAACTTCCAAAAAATATTACATGGAAACCGCTAAATCTCAAGTTTGATAATCTGTTTTCTTATGGAAAGGGAAATGAAATTAAATTTGAAGATATGACTGGCATTTATGGAGTATTTTCTCCTAATGCGACTGGAAAGACCAGTGCGTTTGATGCATTGTGTTTTGCACTGTATGATAAAACTCCAAGAGCATTCAAAGGCAATCATATCATGAACACCAGAGAAGATGCCTGCTCTTGTGAATTTGAATTCGAAGTTGATGGGGAAACATATAAAATTAACAGAACCGGTTCTCGTAAAAAGAATGGTGAAGTTAAAGTAGATGTGGATTTTTACAAAAAGAACGGAGAGAACTGGGATAACTTAACTGGCGAGGATCGTAGAGATACTAATGCGATCATACGTTCTTACGTTGGAGATTACGAAGATTTTATTCTAACTACACTATCCGTGCAAGGACAAAATTCGTTGTTTATAGATAAGGGCCAGTCAGACAGAAAAGATTTGTTGAGTCAGTTCATGGGGCTTACTATATTCGATAAGTTGCTTAATTTTGCAATAGAAGAAAGTAAAGAAATGGCACATTCTCTAAAGAAATTTGCCAATATAGATTTCACTCAAAAATTGAATGATTTACAAACAGAACTTGAATCGTTAGAACAACAGTATGATACTCTTACTGGTGAGGTGGAATCTGACAAACAAGAAATTCAGCAGTTAAGTGACACCATTCAACAGTTGTATGAAACAAAAGTCCCACATATCAAATCGATGTGGAATTTAGATTATGATGCTGCGATAGAAGAATTCAATAAACAAATATCTGAATCAGTGGATTTAATAGATAGATTGCACAAAATTGTTGAACTAACTGATAAAAATATAGATGAAGTTCAAGATAAATTAAATTCATATTCATCTGTTTCTGATTTAATAGAACAGAATAAACAACTCGTTTCTTATAAAACAGAACACAGCCAACTACAACATAAATTGAAAATAATGAATTTAGATTTGAAAAACAAAAATCAAAAAATTGATAATCTCAGTAAGCATGAATATGATCCGAATTGCAAATTTTGTATAAATAATATCTTTGTTAAAGATGCCATCCAAACTGCAAAAGATCGTGATTCTCTTTTGCGCGAAATTGAACAAACTGAATTTAAGATTCGCGCATTAGAAGATAAGATAGGAACCTTACAAAATGTAGAAGATACGTACGAACAATATACAAGACTACAGTCAAGTTTACCTAATCTAATTACAAATAAACAAAACACGGAATTGAAAATTGAGAAAACTATCAATTCAATGGAATCTATCAAATCTAGATTAGAAAAAATAGAAAAAGCAAAAGCAGAATTTGAAAATGACAAGACGACAATTGAATTAAACGATCAGATTGATTCCGCAATCAAAGATATAGAAAAAAACAAAACGGAATTGGTCAATAGATTATCCAAAGACGAAGTAATACTTCGGAATCTCCACAGTAAAATTTCTGTAACTTTGTCTGAAAAAAATCAAATAATGCAGTCTATGACCGAGGCAAAAGAACTTGAAAAGACATACGAAGCATATGAATTGTACATGGAAGCAGTATCCAGAGATGGGATTCCATATTCCATAATATCTGATATCATGCCGACTATTCAAGACGAAGTTAATAATGTATTAAATCAATTGGTTAATTTTTCAATAATATTGGATGTAGACGGAAAGAATGTTAATGGAAAAATTGTTTATGACGATGATCGAGTATGGCCATTGGAATTAGCTTCTGGAATGGAAAAATTCATAAGTGGATTGGCAATTCGAGTAGCTTTAATGTCCGTCAGCAACTTGCCTAGATCCAATTTCTTGGTCATTGACGAAGGATTGGGCGTTTTGGACAGTGAAAATTTGGCATCTATGTTCATGTTATTCAACATGTTAAAGACTAAATTTGAGTTCATAATTTTAATCAGTCATTTGGATACCGTACGAGATATAGCAGATACTATCATCGAAATCAAACGAGAGAACGAATACTCGTATATCACTGTAAAATAATAAGTAACAATAACTTACGCAATCAAAAGGGCCAGAATTCTGGTCCTTTTGATTTTTTGTGATATTTATAGTATACTCTGAGGGCATCGATGACAAAACTTAAAAAATACAGTTCTCCACTTGGTCTGGCGGTTGCTCAAACCTACATAACTGACACAGACCCACTATCCAAATACTTTAAAGTTTCTCAATTTCCAGATGTATTGGGGTTGGGAAAAAACTCATTTTTGATACTTGGAACTGGCTATCTAAAAGGGTCTACCGAAATTCTTATTGAAGTATTGGACTCGGAAGGTAATGCTATATTTTCGGTACCAATTTCAAAATATCAAGAAGGATTTTCGAGAGTAATTTCAATTGAAGTTTATGAAGATACTCCTGCTGGGTTTGCTACGTTGACTATTATGGGAGAATTGGATCGCGACGCAAACGGTAACTCAATCCCGCCAGAATGGCGCGGCAAGTATAATGTAAAATACACTAAGAGTATATTAGTTGATCCTTCCAGAATTACACGTTCTCCTCTTCGATTTTATAATCAACCAGAACTGTCTGTTCAAGAATTTCTCTCACTTTATAGAATTGCCAACTTAACAAATATTGCTAGTGCTTCAACTGGCTTATATTCAACGGTTAATAAAACAGCATATAGCGTCAATGACAATCCAAATAAAATTGATTACTTGGTTATTGCATCTGCGTCTCTATTTAACGGAGCTATGGTTAATGGTGGATTTAGTGCATCTATTAACGGTGTAACATATAGTTCTAGTATTGCCGATGTGTGGTCAAACAGAATTATTAAACTTTCATCTCCGTTCAATAATGGAACTTCATATCTAACATTCCCAACTACAACACAATGTAATTTTCAATATTACACAAGTAGTTACACCGCCAGCAACCCCACAAGATCATTTGCTCAATTGTCGTTGACAGATTTAAATACGTTTTCTGGATACGTATTCAAATCAAAATTCTATGTTAGAAAGTATGGAAATGTTGGTGATTATCAATATATTGGAGAGAAAATTATAGAAGGCCCGCAGTTGAATACCTTCATCAATTATGCTTCTCAACAATTACTTCTATCTGGTGAGAATGTGGTTGACACGGGTTACATTAAAGATCCAGCCACAGCCAATTTTTATTGGATAGGAGATTATGTAGTAAGTGCTTCTTATGTTACTGGTACAACCACGCTGCCAAATGTCGGATATACGTCTGATTATATTCCATTAAATTCAATGTATTTATTGGGCAGCGCATCCAATCTATATTCAGCTTCGGTGGGCACTTTCTACACAGCATCCGTTACCCCGGTATATTTTATTGGTGCCAATTCTACTGTCAATTTTACCCAAGATACGGAATATAAGCTTACTTTAGACATGTCATGTCTTAAAGACAGTTCAATTAACGGTAAAATGGACATTTATTTCTATGGCACGGCATTTCCTAGCTCCGATCCATTCGGAGTAAAAATAGCTAGTTACACGACTGACACCGTAACTACGAAGCAAGATTTCGTAGATCAGGATATTAATTTCATCACCTCGGCTACTGGTACGGGAGCCTTGAGATTTTTAATCTACGGAGGCCAGTGGCTATTTGCCAACGTTAAAATTAATGTCGCAACGGACAGAGGATTTGTTCCTAATGATTGCGTAGCAATATTTCCAATATTGGCTACGTCCGGAATTCCATCTGGAACAATGCAATTTAAAGCAGAATTGATAGATGTTCAGGGAGAAACGGTTCCTATAACAATAGAGTCACCAATAGTTCGATTTACTGGCGCTTGAAATATTTCGTAACTATTTATTATATAGCTACTTAAGGGAGTTTTTCATGGATTTAAGTCCTCTACGTTTGGGAACAGAAATAGCCAATTCGATAGTAAGTTTCTTGTTTGAAGGAAACGAAAAATCGAATCCGATTGTTATTTTGCCGGGAAGATTTCAACCATTTCATGCTGGTCATTATCATGTATATAAAACATTAGTGGACAAATACGGTCCAGATAATGTTTATATTGCAACCAGTGATAAAACTGAACCGGGGAAATCCCCGTTAAATTTTGATGATAAGCAAAAATTAATTTCAAAAATGTTTGGAATTGACCCCGGCCATATTATTAAAACGCGAGTTCCATACGCACCGGTAGAATTACTTTCTAAAATGGACCCCAATCGTCCAGCTATATTTGCATTGGGTGAAAAAGATGCGGATAGATTAACGACTGGTAAATATTTTTCCCCGCATTCAGATAAAAGTGAAATGGAACCATTTAAAACTAAGGGATATGTTTTACATGTTCCCGACTTTGAAATGGACGTTGGCGGTCAAAATATATCCGGTACTGCTATTCGAGATACGTTCGCAAAAGGTGATGAAGAAGAAAAGAGAAATCTGTTCAAAAAGATTTATGGTAAGTTTGATGAAGAAGCATACCAACTATTAAATCAAAGATTTAGTGGTTCTACAATGACTGCTCCTCCATCTGAAAAAGGATCAGTCCCAACACCAGATATTACACAAACACATCAGACATTAGAAAAGCTCTTACATTACAAAATCAAGAATCCTGAAACTGGTAATGATATTCTGGTTGGTTCTGCATTAAAGTATGAGAAGAATCATCCTGCTTATATAGCCGCAGACAAGTTTGTTAGATCAAAGATGAACGAGAGTGTATTGTTAGAAGGTGGTGCTCACGGACATATTCAACATCCGTACGAAGATATGGATTTCAAATTCTCTGATTTAATAGAATTAACAAACAGATCATTAAAAGGTGGCTTGGATAAAGACGGGCCGGTTGCAGAAAAGGCAGATGGTCAAAATTTACTATTTTCTTATAAGAATGGTAGAATTGTATTTTCTAGAAATAAGGGCCAACTTAAAAATTTCGGTGCGGAGGCAATGGATGTACAACAGTTATGTCAAAAATTTGCTGGTAAGGGTGCTATTGAAGCATCATTTTGCACTGCTGGTTCTGATTTACAAAGTGCTATAGACGCACTTTCTCCAGAAGAAGTAAATCGTTTATTTGCAGATGGAAAAAAATTCATGAGTTTGGAAATCATAAATCCATCTACAACTAACGTCATTCCTTATAACAAGTCCATGATACTTTTTCACGGAACTATTGAGTACGATATCGAAGGAAATCCTGTTGCTGAAAATAGAGACGAGGGTGAAGAACTTTCTACAGCACTACAAGCATATAATGCACATCAGCAACAAACATACGGTATGCAAGGTCAGCATTTTATAGTATTTTCTGAATCCGACAACGATTATTATGATAAAGCTGCAAAGGAATTCTCCAATACATTCGCAACAATTGCACGTAATAATCACTTAGATTTGAATAATACTATCGGTGATTATATGACTGTTCAGTGGTTAAAGAAACTTCACGAAGAAAAAGTTGACTTAGCCGATTCAGAAAAGGCGGCGCTTATTAAGCGTTGGGTATACGGGGACAAATCATTTGGTGTCAAACATTTACCTCCAGATAAAAAAGAATGGTTTAGAAAGTTAGATGGAGAAGCAGCAACGTTAAATAATAAATTCATTAATGTTATCAAAATTCCTGTATTAAAATTGGGTGCTGAAACTATCGGAAGAATTACAAATGTGTTGGCATCAAATAGCCCGCAGGCTGCAGAAGAAATGTTACAGGCTGTTCAAAAAGCTATAGAATCTGTCCGTTCTACGAATGATCAAAATAAAATTCGTAAGATGGAAGATAATCTTGATATATTAAATGCCATTGGAATGGATAAGATTACATCTAGCGAGGGGCTTGTATTTAATTATGGCAGTGGTGTTTATAAATTAACTGGAGCATTTGCGCCAGTTAATCAAATTGTGGGTATGATGCGTTATGGAGCACAACCAGAACAGCCTCCTGCAATAGCTCCAAAAGAGCCACAGATCGCTCCAGTTCCACGAAAGGACGTTCCGCCTGAAGAAGTACCATCTCATAACAAGACCTCGTTTGATTTGTCACGACAAATTATTAACCCGGTCACAAAGAACAATATTCAAATTAGAACAGCATTATCATATCCGGAAGATCATCCGGCCCATAAGTTAGCTAGACAAATTATTAAACAAGATTAAGGAGGTTGTATGGAGAGTGGATATATTTCCAAAGAAGCTAAAATAGAACAGAAACGCCGTATGGATGAACAAGTTGGCGCTGTTCGAGA